CCGCAGACCGAGCCAAGCTGTTCATGGAACAGACCCATGCCCATGCCAACATCATGTGCGGCATGCTGGACCGCCTCAAGGAAGCAGGATTGCTCGAACAGGTAGTGGACACCAGCGCTCAACCTGCCTAGTATTCATACGGAATGTTCAAGCCCCTGCCACAAGCGGGGGCTCTTTCTTATGAAACTCAACCCAGAACAAGAGGAACTACAACAAGAACCAACCGCTGAGCCTGATCCAGTTGACATGGAGCTAGTGCTCAAGGTTATTGACATGGTGCCACGTCACACTTGGCCCGCTGTGCTTGACGCAGCTGTGGCCAACATCGTGGATGAGCTGCCCATGGAAACAATGTTTCGCATGTGCGAAATGTATCTGACGGATTACTACCTGCAGAATCCAATGGAGATCATTCCTGATCTCATGCGGATCAAAGGAGAAGAGTCCGCTTTATACATCCTTGATTCATTGCAGCTTGATAAACTTCCTGGTCCTAAAGCAATGCGTGAACAGGAAGAACAATCTATTACTGATAGCTCACCTTCATCATTCGAACCGGAGTAATGGCCTTTCAGAAGACGCTTCTTCCTGAATGTCCACAATGTAAACAACCTGGTATTCGAGTTATTGAATCCAGGAAAACAGCCCATGGTACACGTCGCCGTAAGGCATGTGAATGCTGTGACTACCGCTTTACAACACATGAAGTATCTGCTGACTTCTACAAAGAAGCTGAGCAGAACTTACTCCTTGTATCTCAATTCTATAAACTGCTAGGTGCTCAACCATTCAAGGCAGAGATCCAGGAATCTAAATGTCCTGGATGTAAACACAACATCAAAGGTAAATACTGCGCCTTTGATCTGCCTGAGTATGACACCAACGAATCATTTGATTGCAATCACCACTCCATTTGATCATGGCAACAAAGAAACAATTCAGCTACGCCATTGGTGATCGTGTTGCAGAACGTCCCAAGACCCATGCACTGATGACAGTGCGGGCTGAGGTGCGTGAACGCATTGCTCAATACCGTAGCCAGCGGTATGGCACCGTGGTTGGATTCAAAACCAAAGTGAATGCACGCGGTGCACAAACCAAATTCCTATTGATCCAATGGGATCATCTCAAGACACCAACAGATCACGCACAGATGCGTATCTGTCCTGTTGAATATCTAGATCAATTGACCAAAGAAGTCATTGTCCCTGGTGAATGACATGGATCATCGCACAGATATGATCATCCGAGCTGTTGTAACTTCCGTTGCAATCCTTGGATTCATGATCCTTACCTATGCAATCATTGAAAGCAATGGCGAACCCATAGAAAAGTTTAAGGTTGTAGACAGATACAAGAATTGCGACGTGGTCAGATACACTGATCCCAGCAATCAATGGAATTACCTACTGCACTGCGGTCTATGAACGTTCAACTCATCTGGTCTACACCTCAAGCAGAGGAAATGATTGTCAAGATGGCTCGGGTATCAGCCCCGAAAAATCAAGACAACATGGATACTGCACCACGGTTACTTAAGTATCTTATCAACAACAAGCACTGGTCCCCATTTGAAATGGGGAACATGTGCGTTGAGATTGAAACAACCCGTGCAATCTCACCGCAAATCCTGAGGCATCGGTCGTTCTCGTTCCAGGAATTTAGTCAACGCTATGCGGATACAGCAGAGCTTGGTTCAGCTGTTATTCCTCATTTGCGTCGTCAAGATTTTAAGAATCGTCAGAACAGTATCGATGACCTATCTGCTGATGTTATCGCCGGCTATTACCGTCGCATCAGCCAGCTGTATGAAGACGCCGAGCATCTGTATAAAGAGATGCTCAGCACAGGTGTTGCAAAGGAATGCGCTCGATCTATTCTGCCACTTTCGACACAGACCCGTCTTTACATGAACGGTACACTCCGCTCATGGATCCATTACCTCCAACTTCGTTGTGACCCAGGAACCCAGTTCGAACACAGACAAATTGCAGAAGCCATCAAAGGAATCTTCTGCACAGAATTCCCTGTTATCGGGGAAGCCGCTTTCCAAGGAGAAGCAACTTCCTAAAGGTGACATGGAAGAATGGTTAGCCGAGGGTCACGGCCGCCTGTTTTTTTAATTCTTTAATGGCATGCTGGGATTCAGTATCCCGGCGTGCCTTCTTTTTCTTCTGGCTCACCAGATAAACAATCAGTGCTTGCTTCATTTGATTTGTCCTCCAGTGACAAAGGGGAAGTAACAGACGTTGCGATACGTCAAGCACAGCCACGGACGATGGGCTAGGTTCCACCAGGCCCGGTCCGCCTTGGCTTGCTCGGCCTGATCATACCGACAACCCCGATAGGTCAAGGTCATTGTTCTGTATCTATTGATACGGAAAGTATATGACGCTTGATGTATATGCGGTAGTTCGGTGAGTAACACATCATTCAATTCATTTGCATTCGATGAAAGGTTTTGGTTCTACCAAACAACAACAACGTTCCGCCAGCTATTGGATTGCTGCCTATGCCAAAGACAACGATGATGAACCCATTGCAATTGAGAAGAAAATCCTGATCTACAAAACTGGGCAGGACAAAGAAGCCATGATGATGCGTTACTGTAATTCCATCATGAAGATTAACCACAGCATCTGGGAAATCCTGGTGCATCAAGGTCCATCAGAAGTTCCTGATACTGGTGATCAGATTGTGATCCGTGTATCAAGAGAACCGTTCAAAGGATGTATCCGCGTGGACAACAAGTAATATTCCTGAACGGGAAGATGGACCTGAGCACGTCCCTAAACTACTCATAAGCTCAGCTTATCAATCAATTCAATTCAGCTCATGAAACTCCTCAAGTTTTCTACCGGTAACGGTAAGCTCAAGAATCGTTTGATCTTCTCGCTGCCAGCGGGCTATGCCTGCCCGCACGCTGGTGTCTGCAAGACCTTTGCTGATCGCACCACTGGTGCCATCACTGACCTGCCTCAGTACACAGGCGTGGAAGCAACCGATGACTACCGTTGCTTTGCAGCCATGGCAGAGGTCAGGCCCAACGTACGGGAAGCTCGTTGGCATAACTGGGATTTGCTGCGAGAAACCATTCACATGAATGGCAACCAGGCGTTGCTCATCCGTGACTTAATCGATATGTCACTGCTGATGCACCCACCTAAGAAGCTGGTTCGCATCCATGAGTCCGGTGACTTCTGGACTGAAAACTACATGAAGGCTTGGATGATGGTGGCCCAAGAGCGGCCCCAGCAAAAGTTCTACGCCTACACCAAATCACTAGGCATGTGGTACAACCTGCGTGATTCCATTCCATCTAACTTCTATCTAACCGCATCCTTTGGTGGCACACTCGATTACCTCATCCCCAAATACCCTGAGGTCTTCCAGCGTGTAGCTCATGTGGTTTACACAGAAGCAGACGCAGCAGAGCAAGGACTGGAGATTGACCATGACGACAGTCACTGCCTAGGCAACAAACCGTTTGCACTCCTGGTGCATGGCAGCCAGCGTGCTGGGTCAGAGGCCAGCCAAGCCATTGCTCAACGTAAGAAGGAAGGGGGATTTGTGGGATACGGCAAATCAAATCCTCATAAATCCTGAAGACGCTTGCAGGGATTGACGGATCAGATATCATCTGTCCGTCTTACTTCTCTTACATGTCTTACGTTATTGCTACGTGGAAAGACGGCAGGCCGTATGCCATTACTGCTTGCCGTCAACCCAGTGAGTTTCAGTTAATTCCGTTAGATTCAGAAGTAGCTCTAAACAAGATTTACTCACATCCCTACCGGGCTGGTGCTCAGCAAATCTTGTCGTGGATTAACGAAAATGACAACAACCTTGCCAGTGAAGAACTCTCAATTCAAGATGAAGCCAGATTCCGCAAGTGAATCCTGGCTGGTCTTTGACATTGAAACCAATGGCTTATACGACCAGGCCACAGAGATCTTCTGTGTTGTCATCTATGACATCAACAAGCAACAAACTTTTGCTTACGGGCCTGATCGCATTACTGATGCTATTGCTCATCTGGCAACCGCTGATGTACTCATTGGCCACAATGTAATCTTCTACGACGTACCGGTTCTGCAAAAGCTGCATTCATTTGACACCAAATCATGCATCATCGACACACTGATTTGCACCAGATTGATTTGGCCCAAAGAAGTTTTGGAGGATTTGGACAGTGAACAATATCCGCAGGTTCCAGCGAAGAACCGTGGATCCGCTTCTCTTAAGGCCTGGGGATGGCGCTTGGCCGATCATAAGATCAGCTTCAAGGACTTCTCCGAATATTCTCAGGAGATGTTGGACTACTGCATCCAGGACGTTAAGGTCACTACAAAACTCTGGGAGTTCATCACCAAGCAGAACTACCCAGCACCGGCGCTCAAACTTGAACATGACTTTGCCCTGGCAATTAATCGACAAGTGCGAGCAGGCTTTCCTTTTGATATTGATGCATGCCTTGATCTTGTGGATGTCCTTAGAGCAAAGCAAGCGGAGCTTGAGGTCCACCTGAAGGAATTGTTTCCGCCGATACGGCACGAAGAAACCTTTATCCCTAAGGTGAACAACAAAGCTCGTGGCTATGTTAAAGGTCAGCCCTTCACGAAGGTTCGCTTTGAGGAATTCAATCCGGGATCTCGTGACCAGATTGCAAGCCGACTGCGAGAGAAGTATGGATGGTCGCCTGAAAAAACAACGGACAAAGGAAATCCAATACTTAACGACGATATACTCGCGGCTCTGCCCTATCCCGAAGCACAACCCCTAGCTGAATACATGCTGATCAAGAAACGTCTTGGTCAGATTGCAGATGGCAACAACGCATGGCTCAAGTTGGTTAACAACGATGACCTATGTATTCATGGTGATCTAGTTACTAATGGTTGTATTACCGGGCGTGCGGCCCACCGAAATCCCAACATGGGTCAGGTCCCGGCGTCTTACTCCCCCTATGGAAAGGAATGCCGAAATCTTTTCCACGCTCCTCATGGTTGGAATCTTATTGGGGTTGACGCTAAGGCACTTGAGTTACGTTGCCTTGCTGGATACCTGGCCATCTGGGATGACGGTGAGTATGCCCGTCTGGTAACAGATGATTCCATTGATATCCATACTTATAACCAAGAACAATTTGGTGTAGCAACCAGAGACATCAGCAAGCGTTTGCTTTACGGCATGCTCTATGGATGTGGTGCAGCTAAAGCTGGAACAATCATTGATCCGAATGAAAAAGATGCAGATGTTCTACGTCAAATGGGAAGTGCTGCAATAAATGGATTCATGAATGGTGTACCAGCATTGCGTGCACTGAAGAATAATCTGTCATTGACGATTCAATCCCGTGGTTATCTGCGTGGCCTAGATCAACGTGCATTGTTTTGTCGATCTGAATTCAAAGGATTAAATGTCCTCCTTCAAGCAGCAGGGGCTCTCATCATGAAACAAGTGGTGATTAATGTTCACAACAACCTTGATGCCATGGGTTTAGTGCATGGCAAAGATTGGATTCAACACGCCATGATTCACGATGAGATCCAGCTGTCCTGCCCACCTGATCTAACGGCCACGATCCAGGAGCAAGCCTTGCGTGCATTTCCACAAGCACAGGACTTCTTTGGATTCCGCTGTAAGATTGAGGGCGACTCCAGGGTTGGTCACACCTGGGCGGAGACGCACTAGCCAACATTCCTACCATGCGCAATTATTTTCTTGCTGTACTTGTTATTGTTGCCATTACGGTCGGGTATGTGTTTTTGCTTCAGTCTGCTAATGAGCGTATTGAAGCTGCATGTGCTTCCAACGGCGGTCAAGTGTTAACGCAACCTGGTGATGTATCTAGGTGCTTGCGTCCTGCACAATAGATCGATCAACTAATGATCCGTCCTAGGTATGACGTTAAACTGCCTTACACCTAACTTCTCGAACTCATGAACTTTGCATGCATGTACGCGTTTCTTTCCGAAGATCCGCGTGAGGTTTTTACCTCTGCAAACTCAACTGCCATGCGGTGCAGCGTCATGCTGCCACCCGTGGGTAACAAAGCACCAACTCAACTGGACCTCAACATTTATGGAAAGAACGCCGAGCGTTTCTCCAGACTCCGTAAAGGAAACTACATCTACGTTCACGGCGCCAAGCTTCGCTTCGACCTTGAGAGCAGGACACACTCGCTCCATGGCGGCACTGTTGTACAGGTCAATGACCAGTTCCCGATGCTTAACACCGTCATCCTCGGCGGGCGTTGCGTTAAGGACATTGCTACGGACGATGCCAGGGCGTTTAAAACTACGGAAAGTGGGTTGATGATCTGCAATCAAACCCTGTCTGTTAATACAGGTAGGAATCAGGCAGATCTCTTCAATTTTTATGCCATCAATACAGCAGAAGACAAACTCAACAACGCTGAACTTTTGGTGAACTTCACCAAGAAAGGCGTGGGCCTCACGATCCAGGGACGCCTAGTGACTGATGCCTGGAAGGATGCCAACGGTGAGAAGAAGTCACAGACCAAGATCCAACTGGTGTCTATGACCTTGGCACCTAAGGGATCAACGGGTGCAACACCGCAACCCATCCAGCCATCCACCACGGTGTCCTCTGACAATGTCACTCCCCTTTGGGGCGGGCGTCAATCTGATGACGAAGGGGATGCATGGTCTGTCAATACAGGACTGCCTGATCTGCCCGGTCAGTACGGCGCAGCACCTGAACTGGAAGAGGCTCCCTTCTGATGGATAAACCAGAAGCTTTTGAGTACATCCTTCCGGTTAACTGCGAGCTTCCACACGATACTTTCTATCTGTTGCACCAGGACGGCAATAGCCAGAACCTAGCAACGTTTACAGAAGTATTTGCTGACAACATTATTCGTCACATGGTGGATTTCTTGCGTGGCTGTGGTCACTACGATGATGTGATCTACAGCTGCATGCAAGAGATTGCTGAGGAATACTTTGATTGTCAAGAAAAGAAACGGAAGAATGAGCCCTTGGTCCCTCCGGATCTAGACTCAGAGCCCGTCCTGGGATGACGTTAAAAGCACCATGCCCAACTCAGACCTCACCATGACGCAAACTCCGCTTGACATGATGACTGATCAGTGGATGGATCAACTTGAATCCGAAACCACCTCTGCACCTTCTCTGAAAACCTCCAACAAAATGACCGTGAAGAAGACCTCTGCCCTGGCAACCCGTGGCCTGGAATCGTTCAAGATGTTCCAGTCCAAAGAATTTGTATCGGGCTACCAGAATCTGGTAACCATTCAGCCGTTGAACAAATCCAAAACCCGTGGTTGGTTTGTTCGTAAGTCCGATCTGGATACCTGCGGTTGGACTGCAACTGAAGATGAGTTTGCCAAAGGTTCTGTCATTTGGAACTACAAGCAGACCTTTGGTATGGCACCCAACACTTCCGTTGAGGAAGGCCTTAACTTCACTGAGCCTCGCGTTCAAATCCTGCTGCGTTCTCCCCTGATGGTGGAAGAAACCAGCGGCATGCGCCAGACCATCGGCACCTTTGAGAACCCTGAGGTCAAAGCCCTGTTCGATGACGACAAGGTTGCATCAGATCTGGCTAACAGCAAAGGTGAAATGTACAAGCGCCGCTACAGCGTGCGTACCAAATACCTGGTGTACATCCTGACCCAGGACAACAAGCGTGCTCACAAGATTCCGATGGTGCTGACCCTCAAGGGTCTCAATGGCACCGACGTATCTGAGAAGGTACGCATGTACGAGAAGGAAATGTCCAAGTGCCTGAGCAAAGCACTGGATGCTGAAGTACCCCTGAGCTTCAATGAAAAGTTCTACGCCACTACCGTATTTGCTCCGGTACTTGCCAATGAGATGCGTGGAGCCAACAACGTTGAGATCTGCGCAATCGAATCTTTTGACATCCCTGATTACAGCACTCAGGAAGATGCCATCGAATCGCTGAGCCGTATGTCCATCCCTGATGAAGATCGGGAATCAACCTGGAAGTTCCAGGAGCTGTTTAACGACTACATCAACATCCATGCCAAGCAGGATGCTGAGAAGTTGGGTGGTGCCTATGGCATCAAGGATGGTGTCGAGATCCTGCCAGTGTCCCGCACCACGGATCCTGTGGATGTGAAAGCACTGCCTGCTCGTGACCCCATGACTGGGGAAGACGATTCACTTTGATGGGATGTCTGGGTTAGTCAGGTCATCTTGTTCAACTGCAACATTGTTGAAGATGAACATATCCTGTACTAACCCACGGATTACACCTTGACGTTGAGTGGCGATCCTCGCTAAGAGGGTCGCCATTTCTTTCAAGGTACTTACCGAGTTACATTCTTCTATTGATCTCTTGATCTTTTCCTCCCAGAACTTATCCTCCATTGAAGGTTCGATCTGGAATTTATTAAGCGGGACGTACTTAATTTCCATTTGTACACCACCGAACACTTCATTCTAGTTCTAGTCAAACAGATGAAACCTAAAGAAAAAGCTGCAATTGTTACAGCCGGTACCTTTGGTGTAGTAGGTGCCGGTATCCTTGCAGTCGTGGGTAACCCCGTTGCTTGGGGTGCACTGGCCTACGCAACCTATCGGATTGCTAAAAGTGCTTATGCCAAAGCCCAAACGTCTAGTAAGCTCAAGGGAGAAGGGGACCAGGATACGGACCTCTTCATCTAATACCAACTCAACTCAATCCAACTCATGTCAACCCAAACGGTCCAGGACCTTAACTCGGCGCAGGCGTGCATCTACACGCGGACAAACATCCGTCGTGCGTTCCAAGATTTTGATGACACTGACATCGCCGGGATATATCTGCGAGATGATCTTTGCCTTGTGGCTCGTCGCGATGGTAGTGAGCAAACTTACAACCGGCAGATGATTGTATCTGCATTCCAGCAGTACACCCATCGTCTTAAGGACTTCTTCTCCTACCTTGGCCCTAACTACAGGGGGCCAAGCATCTGGCGTAATGGTGCCTACATTATGTTCAAGGGCTGGCATTATTTCCATGCACTTGGACACATCACAGCCAATGCACAACTACAAGCTCACTGGGCAGACCGCTTTATACACCTATCAGATCCCAACAAACTCACCGCTCTCCTGCAGTCGGACCAAACGGATCTTGGACATCTGGTGGCGCCCGACGGGTTGCGGTATGCGGATCGGACCGTGGACTTGGAGTCTGACCTGGAGGAAGAAACCTCAAGCGCTCAGGCCATCGCTACTGAACCTTACTGCTCATGTGGGTCCTTTCAGCGTCAGCTTCTTAATGTTTCGGAATTCCAGCAGGAGATCCAAGGCTTCAAGCCATGGTGCATCCACCTGACCTGGTTCCACAAATACCGTGAGCTGCTGTGCAAACGCACTGATGCACGCAATGCAAGCCCTGGTGGTACACCCGATAAGTGCGTGGCCTGGTGGTATGCACCGCCGTCTGATGCCACCAGTGATGGGCGTTTTGTTTTGCTACACACCAAGTCTGGTGCACAGGCACCGCTTACCCACTGGCGTACTTACAAACCCAAGGAGACCTTTAACCAAAGGGATGCATGGGATTTGTTCTTCAATATGTTGGAGGCAGGTTACGTACCATTCCCTGGTACAGCACTGCCTCAGCTACAAGCTGCGGTCAAGAAACAATGACCCCAGATACCGAACAACTCATTGATCAGGCCCTAGCTTTGTTTGACAACTACCATCCTCAACAGCTGATGTCCAAAACAACTGAGCGTTATGACCTTGAATTAGATCAAGATACCCACTGGGGTCTTGTAAAGCTAGGTGCAGAACTTAGGATGCATGCAGAATCCTATGCAGAGGAAGTATTAAAAGCTCATGTCGAACACGAACTGGGTAAACAAACTACAGATCGAAGTGATTGATGAGGAGGATGGTGGTTGCACCATTCGTATTGAATGGGATGACACCGATCCAGACCTGGCTGAATGGACAAGCTGGGGAGAAGAGGGCCAAAAGCAATTTATCATTGATGCGTTGTACCAGGCCCTTGAGTGCTACGTTGACACCGACTTGACAGAGCCGGTAGACTGACACCGCTTGCAGGTGAAGCCGTCCTAGGCATGACGTAAAACTGCCTACCAACTCAACACATCACAACTCATGATTGAAGCTCTGATGGGAACTGTACTTCCCTTCTTAAAAGATCTTCTTTGGACAGCAGCCGTAGCGCTGCTGGCCTACACAATCAACAAAGTTCAATCCCATTTCAACACCATTTGATCATGACTCAGATCACTCAAACTAAACTGAAGGATCTCAATGTCCTCCAGCTGTACGAGCACTATGGTGCCCTGGAACGCTCTCTTCCTCTCCTCACTCCTGAATCCCAGGACATGGCACGAGCAGAGCTGGAAGCTTGCGCCAAGCTACGGTCTGAGAAAGTGGATCGTATTCATTACGCGTTGGCTGCCCATGAGGAAGCACTGGAGCGTATCAAGAAAGAAGGGGAGCTACTGGCACAGGCCAAGCGTCACCACGAATCCCAACTGCGGGGTCTCAAGGGTTTGTTGAGTTGGCTTAGGCGGGCACTGCCTAAGGACGAGAACAAAATTACTGGTCGGAACTATCAGTTTGTCTTGGTCAAGAAGAAAGATCTCACCGTTGAGATCTCTTCTGATCCGGAGTACTGGCATACAGATGAGCGACTGCAATTCTGTATAGAACAAGAGATCACCACAACCAAGCAAACCGTGGTACGTTCTATGGACGGGACCGTTCTTGACACCAAGATCGAACCTAAAACCAAAACTGAAATCATTCCAAACTTAGATGCCATCCGCAACGCGTACAAAACCGGTCAGCCCATCCCTCACGGAGTCAAAGTTGTACAGGAATACAGTGTCCGAACCAAACGAATCATCTCTCGATCAGAACTGGACATGGATGCATCCGAATATCTCGGAGGGGTTCTACCAGAAGTTGGAGCCACCGACTGACCTGGAGGATGCTCATATTCGTATGAGCTGCCACAACCATGCAGTCGATGATTTCAATCTGCAACTGCAGATGAATGAACTGGAAACTTCCATGCTGTATGACGGGGAGGACATCCCTCCCTATCAAACCAATCGTGTGGAAGACCTTGAGCACAAGAAGCTCAAGCTGCTGCAAGGCAAGCGGTTCCATCAGAATGCAGCTCGTGCATATTGGTATTACCTGGCACGTGCTGAAAAATAAACAGCAATACAATAAGTAGATACGGAAGGAGTTCCATGGGCGGCGATCCGGTCCTGAACAAGATGATTGCTGGGTTCACGCAAGATGGAACTCCTCTTTCCGCTTTGGTTGGTTCCAAACAAGAATGGGGTGTCACCATCCTTACTGCTGCAATGCTGTCGAATGAACAGCTGGCATCTCAAATGACAGCAGAAGAAATGGTGGATGGCGCCATCAATTATTACAATGTGATTCAAGAACGGCTTGGGTACTACCAACAGCACCAGGCCCATTCGCTTGAAAGGTTATTGGGCAACTGACATTAAAATGAAGGAACTGGAAAACGTTCCCTGAGATGTCGCAAACTAAAGCCCAGCTTATTGATAATTTAGTTCAACCAATCACTGGTGCATTAGGTAGCGCATCTGCACCAACATTCAGTTTTACCTCGGACCCAAACACTGGTCTGTATTCACCAGGTGCTGATCAACTGGCGTTGACTACTGGTGGTACGGGACGGTTATTTATTGATGCAAGTGGTCGTGTTGGTGTTAATGAGTCATCTCCGTTGCAACCGTTACATGTAGCAGGAAACATATATACCGCCAATGACTTTATGACTCGTAATAACGGCGGCATCTTTTTCAGCGGCAGCGGATCTTACACTACTGGTATCTATAACTCTTCCGGCGCACTTCTTGCGCAGACTGCAGGGACTGAACGCCTGCGCATCACCTCGGCAGGGCTCGTAGGCATAGGGGTTTCTAGCCCTGCGCAAGCATTAGAAGTCAACGGAAACATTCAGGTTGGTGATACAGCAGCAAGTGCCGCTCGGATTGACTTTGGTTCTGCTTCGACGCGGATTCAGCATGATGGCGCTGATAAGCTTCAGGTTTTCACGAACGGCGCTGAGCGACTGCGAATTGATGATTCAGGACGAGTAGGGATTGGCGTTACGAGTCCTGACACACTTATTCATGGCAGAGGTGGAAATCTGCGTATTGATGGTGGTGCAACAGGCTCTGTTTTTATTGCTGGCACATCAACAACTCCATCTAATGGAGTATCTCTTCAGTCCACTTATCTAGGAAGCGGGTCTTATGGTCCGTTAATGTTCTTTACGTCTGGTACCGAACGCGCCCGCCTTGACAGTGATGGTAGGTTATTAATTGGGACATCTACAGCATATTCAGATTATGTAGGAGGTACAGCAGGTTATACAGCTGCTTTGTTAATTGCTAGAAACCAGTGGAATGCTACTGCTCAATTCCAACAATGGAGTGATGCAACACAGCTTAATACTGAAGGCGGAACTGAAATTATTATTTCTAGAAGCAAGAGTGGAACTATTGGAACTCAAACAGCATTAGCAGATGGAAATGATATTGGTAGCTTAATATTTAATGCTTCTGATGGAAGCAACTTTAGGACTGCTGCACTTATTAAAGCTGTTTGTGATGGCAGCGTTTCTACGGGCGATGTTCCCGGCCGTTTAGTGTTTAGCACTACCGCCGACGGGGCGAGTTCTCCAACGGAGCGGATGAGGATTAGTAGCAGTGGCGTAACAACACTTACCGGCCAACTAATTGTCAGCGCAGGGGATACTGACGCGGTATCGTTTAACTACAACGGACAACGTGTTGGCCTATATATAACGCAGTCACATGCTTCTTATAACAATATCTTTAGATATCAAAACGCATCCGGGAGGTACATTGACTACACATTAGGTACTGGCACATCACCTTCTTTATCGATAACCAACAATGCAGGGACAGGAGTACAGCTTACTTATGGAGCTACATCTTGGTCATCCGTATCTGATATCCGTTTAAAAAATATTACCGGAAGCTTTGTTAATGCTCTTGAAAGTGTTGCAGGTCTTGAAGCAATTAAATTCACGTGGAAAAGCGATTTAAATAATGTTCCACAGGTTGGTTTATCTGCACAGTCTGTTCAAAAAGTAGTTCCAGAGGCAGTTTCTCCTGTAAATGTTTCAGATTTGGATGACAACACTGAATACCTTTCAGTTCGTTATACCGAAATAATTCCTTTGCTTGTTGCAGCGCTTCAAGAATCAAAAACCCGCATCGAGCAACTGGAAGCCAAAGTCACCGCCTTTGAGAGCGCGTAATCCCCTTCACTAATTTCTATCAATTACTGCTAGTGTATTTTGGTCTTTAGCTCCAGAGATGGAACCCATTACTGTGCCTAAATTAACCGTATCCTTTGCGGTTGATCTTGAAGTTGACTACGATTCCTTCTCGGGTCGTACACCTACAGACGTAGCTGCTGCCCTTCAAGATGAGTTGGATAACCTTCTGTTTGAAGCCAGCCCTGACGTTGTAGGCGTCTATACTTCCATCACAGCAATTGATTCCAATGACTGACGACCTCGCTAAGAAACTCAAAACCGCTGGTGCCTTCGATACCCCATGGCTCAAGGAGCAACTCCGTAACTGGAGTGTGGTAGCCGAGCAGCAGAAGGCTGACTTCATGGAACACATGTATGAGTGCTCTGGCCGCCAGTACAAGGACCACCCCATGCACGGTCTCTACACTGGGCTCTGGCAGGACTTCTGTATTCGGGAGGCTGGTCCTAAATGTCGGGACGATTACTTCAAACGTCTTGAATTTATTAAGGATCTAAACGAAGGAAAATTGGAAGGCGCACAGTTCGTACTTGCGTAATTAACTAAACTTGGGGCGTTCACGTCAGTGGGCGCCCTTTCTTTTTGCTATGGACACTACTCAAGAACCTGTAGAAACTGTCAAAGCATGGCAGGAATGGTATCGTGAGCACCAGTCGGTTGCTCAAATGGATACTCCTCACACCACCAAAGACAGCAGGGAACAGTTGCATGACACCACTAACGCCACTGCGCAACTGTCATCTGCCATAGAAGCAGAAGCCATTAAGAAAGCAACGCTTTGCTTTGCTGACACCATTGCTGAATACAGCTGTGAATTGTCTGGTGCTCAGCTCTATCGTTGTTTCTACGCTGCAGCAGTAGACAACATGAACCATGCAGACAAGGAATACAAGAAGGCAAAGCAACTGATGGATCTGCTGCGTTACAAAAATGAAAACTAAAACCAAGTATCCGACCTGGATCTGTGATGACTGTGGTACGCGTTGGGGTGCCTGGTACCAAGCAGATGTTGTAGCTCCCGCATCCCACTACGCTACCTATCACCTTGGAACCTGTGGTTGCTGCCATACAACAGATGTACCCGTTACAGAACCACGGGACTACGGTCACTTAATTGCTGGGTGGGATAATAAATAAAGATATGAATACAGCTCATGCCCTTATATCGCGATCCGAATAAACCCAGTAACTTATACGAAGTTATTAAAGTTCAGACCTGCAGTGGACAACCCCTTGAGGTAACAACCGCCTCAGGTGATGTTGTTTATATGCAAGCTGCTGGTGTAGCTGGTGATGCTTTTGGTCGGCTTCGTACATCAAGTCCGCTGACCTTATTCGATTCGAGCCATCGTTATCGCGACAATGGACAGTGGGCAACCTCCACTGGTACTGGTGGTACCTATGTATTCAGTAGTGGCGAAGGCTTGATGAACCTCAATGTCACCACTGTATCTGGTGCAAAGGTTTATCGCGAAACAAAAAAAGTCTGTCCATATCAGCCAGGGAAATCCCTGCAGGTTATGAATACCTTTGTCATGGCATCTGGCAAAGCAAATCTCAGGCAGCGTGCAGGATACTTTGGTACTGCTAATGGTATCTATGTTGAGGTTAGTGGCACCAGCTCGCCTACCTTTGTAGAACGTAACTCTGTTTCTGGTACCGTTGCTGAAACACGTGTAGCACAAGCGGACTGGAATGTTGACAAACTAGATGGCAATGGGCCATCTGGTTTCACATTAGATATCACCAAAGCACAAATCCATTGGATGGATGTTGAATGGCTGGGCCTTGGTACCGTACGTACTGGTTTTGTATTGAATGGTCAGCTGGTGCACTGCCATTCATTCCACCATGCCAACCTCATTTCTTCTACCTACATGACCACGGCATCACTGCCTGTGCGTTATGAGATTGAAAACCTTGGTACTACTGCAAGTAGTAGCACCATGAAACAAGTGTGTTCTACCGTTATCTCAGAGGGTGGCTACGAATTACGTGGGGCACAATCTACTGTTGGCACACCTGTTGCTACTCCTTACGATTTAACAAACGCATCTACGTTCTATCCAGTTATTTCTATTCGTTTAAAGTCGGCCTTCCTTGATGCTGTTGTTATTCTGACTGCCCTATCCATCATGGGTATTACTAACAACGCTTCCTATAACTGGAAGGTTGTTGCCGGTGGTACAACCACAGGTGGTACCTGGGTATCTGGCGGTGATGACTCAGCTGTTGAATACAACATCACTGGTACTAGCTTCTCTGATACTGGTGCCCGTGGTATTGCCAGTGGCTTTACCAATGGTTCTAACCAAGGTGCTGCCGTGATTGATATCCTTAAAGAAGCATTGTTTAAGTTTCAGCTGGAGCGGGATAGTTTCACCAGTACTCCTTACGAGCTGACCTTAACTGCCGCCAGTGAAGATGCAGGTGCTGACATCCTGGCCACCATGGACTGGGAAGAAGTTAGCCGCTGATAAACTAAAACTACCGATTTAACGTTATGTATACTCCCGGTCCTGGTCAGCCCCAGCAAGCTCAAGCCCCTGCACCTCAAGCGGCTCCTCAACCACAGGACAAACCCAAAGCCCCTGGTAAATCAAAGAATGGTGATGTTGGGGCTTTTATCCAGCAGTGCATCTCCCTTTGCTCCTACCTGAAGGAACTTCAGACACAAGCCCATCTGATTCACCTGAACTACGAGGGATCGAACTTTCTCGGAGTGCACGGCTTCCTTGGAGACCAGTACGAAGCGCATCAGACTCAATTCGATACGTTGGCTGAGTTTATCCGCAGCATGGACTACCTGATGCCCATGTGCGCCAGGGGGCTGGCAGATGCTGGCCCTGGTATCCAACACGTTACCAGCTACAAGGGAACCGATCAGCTCGCCACGTACTACAAAAACCTGGAGGAGCTGGGCATGAAGACCAAAAAACTGGAGCCCATTGCTGCCAAGATCGGTGCCATTGACATCCAGAACTACATGGCTGAGCTGTGTGGCCAGGCCTTCAAGGCAGCATGGTTTGTTAAGGCGACTCTTCGTAATGGGTGAGGCGGTGGCAGTTGCAGCAGAGCGGGATGCACTTCTCAATCTCCTGCTCTACTCTGCTCCAGGCATAGCCGTGGTTCACCATACTTGAGATGTTGTTATCTTTATCACCTACGTGGTGGAACTCAAGGACGCGGTGATCATCCAACCCACACTTCTGGCACTGCAAAGTCTTCTTGTACTCCAGAAGCTTTTGTCGATTCTTATCGATACGTTTTTTGGCATCAGCCCAAGCCACGTATAGTTTTTGTGCACGCGTACATATAATTTATCAGGATTATTGATAAACGTGATTTATTGAGATTACTGATAATCGGAGATGCAGGATTTGAACCTGCGGCCCTCTGCTCCCAAAGCAGATGCGCTACCAAACTGCGCTAATCCCCGAGGTGGGGCCTCCTTCTAGGCTATCTGCCTAGCGAGTACCCCGGCTGCCCCATCGGAAAGAGAGGGGGAACTTTGTTATTCTACCGTCTCATTTGGAGTTTTCCAAAAGTAATCATCCTGTTCTCCAAGACGACCCCATTTGGGTGCATGTTCCACATCAAAGTAACGGGTGGATACCTTGAAGTCTGGGGTCTTGAGGTTGTGATTGGTCAGTGATGGATCGCACATGCGGCAACGGTTATTGGGATAAGCACCAATTTGACCGTTGTCCAGAGCCACAATGTTATGGGATTTGTGCTCATCAGGAAACTCCGCAAAGTAAAAGTCGGGTTCGTTTCTATGCGGATGATAATTGTCAATCGTAAATAAGTATGTGCCTTTCATTACACCGGCACTACGTGTCATGACTTGAAATTCCATATTGAAGATCAAGTTTTTTTCAATGACCGTAAGCCCGTGATCAAATCCATTCCAGAACTGCAGATCAGTTAACTCCAGGTCTGGGGTTGGACTTTCTGGTTTTTCCGGATAGTTGGGATCCCATGCCAGGAACGCACTGATCGGCAGCTTGTCATACAGTGCGCCGTACTCCGTCAGGTATGTCTCGAAGTACAGGGCGCGACCCGTCAATGATTTACACGTCACCCAGTAGCCAGGGGTGTACTCACCATGGCCATCACGCAGGTCACGCAGGTACTCACGCCTCACCCACACCTTGACCGGTGGTACGTTGGCAACGAGGGTTGTCATCGCAAGTCCTAATGAACTCCTAATTTACTTCAAATTAGGAACAAATTAGAAGTTGATGGACCGGGTGTGCAAGCAGTGACCCGGCCTCTATCAATCACATTCTATCAATCACTTCTTCTTGGGAGGCACAGGCTTTTTGGCAGGTGCCTTGGCAGGGGGTTTTGCACCCGCTGCTGCTTTCTTTGGTGGCACTGCTTCCTTTTTGGCACCGGCTGCCTTGCCAGCTGGAACCATCCCCTTGCCGGGAACAAACTTTTTTTCTGGGGCCATGACCGTGTAGGTATCAACCTTGATTATAAGTTTGATTACCTATCCTTATAACGTTTGGCTGCACGGGCTGCCCTGCCTGCTTTCTTGGCAGCATCTGTGTTCGCAACAAACTGTTTACCTTCGCGACTGGCAGCGCGTTTCTTTTGGTCCGTCTCCTGACGTTCCTCTTTAGACAGTGAGGCCCAGGCGCTCTCTGGTAGGTACCGTTTGGTATATCCCTTCTGTATTGCTTTGTCTGCCATTACTTAGAGTCCTTATATTTCTTGGCAGCAGCTTTAGCTTTACTACGCTTTTCATATTCATCCTTCGTCATCCACTTCTCTTTACCCCACTTCTCCAGGGACTTTTGCTTTTCTCCCTTACCTCCCCTATATCCCCCTCCCTCTTTCTCGTATTCCTGCGCCACAAGTTGTGCCTTGCGTGCAGACCACTGCCCAGGCTTACCACCTTTGGAGCCAGCCATCACGCGATCTTTAATGTTCTCGCGTAACTCTGGTTTGGTGTACTTGCTATCATCCTGGGCCATCAGGATTATTTTTCTTTTCTTCTAATATTTTAGCCCACTTACATGGACGAGCAGACTTAGCCCAATCCTTGGGTGGATTAGGAATCAGTCGCTCTAGTTGCCAGAAGTATTCTTCTAACCGTTCTTGTTCGGTCGGAATCCTAAACTTCCTTTCGGACTGCTTGGCCACCAAAGCGCTCCATGATTTCATCCATGTGTTCCAGGGATTCAAGCCTGGTTAACATCTCTGCAATCATATTGATCGTAATGGGATGTTCGGCCCTAGCTGCAAATGCCAGTGCATCACGCAACGCTTCCGTCGCCTGCTTCACTGACTCCTTCACTTGATTCGACAGGGCCATTTCCGATTCCTTGGGTTCTCTCAGTATAGGTGCGATTATCAGCATGGAGTTTGGAAATCTTCAAACTATGAAGCAACTGATTATGGTTATCGAGAAATTCGTAACCTTGGCTCAGTGCATTCTCATATTCTGGCAGTGCCATAACTAAATCAAAGTTGGGTTAACTCAATCTTACTGGTTGGAAAGTCCGAACAGATTACATCTGCATAATCTGAACAGATCGAATAAATATTCTTGCTCCTCCATTCCTTTACCTTCTCTGCAGTCGGTGGCTCCAGGTCCACCAGGATGCAGTCGGGGCCGGCATGACAGTTGGGATATGTCCAGATCTTACCCTTGCTGGTGAGCGTATAGGTGTCGGTGTCATGCCAGAAGCAGTGATGTTGGTCCTTAAGTAGGTACAAGGCAGGAAGGTTCTTGCAATGGAAGATCAGATAATCATTCCGTTCCTTGATCCAATGCAGATCAACAAAATGTTCCGGCTTGTCATGGCCTAGGTAGAAGCATCCTTCAACAAACCGAATGTCAACCTCTACCTCGTACAACTCATCTATAGCTTGATCGATATACCCCGGTGTATTTTCTAGTTCAGGCTTCCTTCCCCGTAAGTTGCCACGGTGGGAGATCGCACTTAAGAACGACATTACGCAAACTCTTTCAGGAATACATCAAGGTCTTCTGGTGTACCAAGCCCGTGCATAGCTCGAACTGGGACTGCAGAAATTTTTTTGCCTTCCTTGATGGCGTAATTATATGCAGGACAAATGTAAAACTCGCCAAGCGTACGGTCATCCGCCGCAATCATTTGGTCTACATACTTAACAAAGTCGCTGCCCTTGCGCCACCAGTACACACCACAGGTAGCGTCATGGCTGATGGGTTTCTTCTCGGCAACCTCAACGATGTTGTTGCTGCCAGGTGCACGCTTGACGTAGCTCCACTTCGGGTGGGTGCTATAGAACGTAAAGATCGCACCATCAGCATCCGTATTCTCCAGCTGGTACAGGCTGTGGATCGGATCCCACTCCAGGTACTGGTCGCTGTTAAGGATCAGTAGGGGCTTGTCGTTATCGATCAGCTCACGCGCCAACATCGCTGTGCATGCCGCACCTTCAGTTACGCCATCAACTGGAACCACATTGGAACCAGGGGAGATCAAGTTCAGCAGGCTGGGCAGGCTGTACTTCTCGATGTGTTCTTCTTGGGCGATGAACGTATAGTTTGCTTTGATGCCGACATTCTCAACCACCCACTGGATCATGGGCTTGCCACGCACATCAATCAACGGCTTGGGGAACGTATAGCCAGCTGCTGCAAACCGTGACCCACGGCCTGCCATTGGGATCAGTACGTTGAGGTCATTCATGTGTGGCTTTGCCTTGACAATCACTTCTTCTGTAAGGATGTTAATACCTTTCTGAATCTTTTCGGCAGTCAGATCCAGGCGATTCTTAACGCAGATCACATGGGCACCAGAGTCCAACGCAGCTTGCTGGCCGACGTGGGAATCCTCGAATACCAACGTATTCGATGGTGTCGCATTGCACTGGATCATGCACTGCCAATACAGATCAGGGGCTGGCTTCTTGCGTGACACCTCGTCTGCACTAACGAAGTAATCAATGAATGGGAATAGGTGCAAGGAGTAGAGTGCATTCTGCACTGACTTACGGATGCAGTTGGATGCCACTGCAACCTTGATGCCTGCACTCTTGATCTGGATCAACAGCTCAATCAGCTGCGTATCCATCTCAAACTCATTGAAGTAATCAGTAGTCAGCTTTTGCTTCAGGTCCCATACGTCCTGATGCTTGTCCACCGGCAGACCTTTGTGCTTGGTCAGCATCTCCAGCTTCACGCTGGTAGGTAAGCCGTCATACGTGCGGAGGTGTTCCTCACGGCTGATTACATACTTCGGGTCGATCTCTGCCAGGGCTTCATTGAGCGCCTGGAAGTGAATGTCCTTGCTATCGACAAGAACACCATCAAGATCAAAACAGATTAGTTTATTCATTTCGCATCAACCTCTAGGAAATACTGTTGGTCGCGATGTTCTTTCTGATGACACACTAAGGAGTTGTACGCACACTTGAAGTGCACATATGGTGCAACACGGCGGGTCCACTCCAGGTCTTCTTCCTGCATGTGGCCCAGGCGTTCATCAAAGGGGTGATCTAACAGCAGGCCACGGTGCACGCAAAAGATATTGCCAGAGATGTACACCTCATCATTGTGATCCCAATCCTTGTAGTCATAGAACTGGCGATCATCTAACTCACGTGGGCCACGGAAGCCACTCCAGTCGTACCAAAACCTACCGCCGTCGCTGCGTTGTTGCGGGAACGCAAGGACATTCCAGCTATTCCAGCATTCAAACTCCCACAACTTCTTAGCCCAATCAGGGGTCAGCCACAGGTAGTCGTGCATGATGCACAGCCTGTTGAAGTCTGCCTTCTGCGCCAAGATGTTTTTCTTCTTGGTAATCCACAGCGGACGGACTGATTCATCAAACTCGATGAACTCGATGTCAGGGTGATCCAGCTCCGCCACGATTTCCTCCGGTGGCTCTGGGCCGATGACCAAGATCTGGTAGTCATCCATATCCTTGGCCTGTTTGCGGATGGAGTCCACGCACTTGATCAGGTGCTCGGCATTGTCGTAGCCAGTGCAGATACCAAAGGTGAAGGTGAATTCCTTAGAGGCCTCGTCGCCATGGATCGTATTGATCGTGTGCTGACGCAAACGGTCCTTATGGAACGCAACAACATCCGGGTTGGGTACCACGGGCTCCTTGTGTTTGATCTCGGCATGAAGTTCGGGGTCCACCATCACGGCATAGCCCGCATCACGGATGCCCTGGCAGAACGCCCAGTGCTCACAACCCTTGTCGCCATCCCATGCAATGTCATGCTCCTCAAGGATTGAGCCACGCACCATGGCAATCGAACCGAAGGCGCTCTTCACCTCGATGGGGAAGTCATCCTCCCAAAGCTGACGGTCATGGTCCTCTACAAAAGGATTAGCCGCGAACGTCATCCCTTGGTTCCCATCCATGTCGATGAGTGCCCAGCTGTCGTAATAAGACGGCAGCCCTGTGTCACCAATGGCATCCGTTACATCCTGCACCGTATTGGGCGTGATCATGCCAATGGTCGGGTCCGACTCCAGCTCCGCGACCATCAGTTCGATCAGATCCGGGCGGTAGTGGACATCACTGTCGGCAACCAACAGGTAATCAAAGGCCCAGAAGTCCAGGACACTCAGGCATACATTGCGATAACGTGCCAGCCACTTGGTGCGCTCAGTGGACTGGACGCTGCCCCATTTGCGGGAGCCGGTCTTCTCACTCAGTAAGAATCCCTTGCGGTCATCCAGCCAGCGCATCAGCATGCCAGCTGTCATGTCCGTGGAATCATTCTCCAGGAACGAGTAGATGAACCGGTACCCTTTGGGGATCAGTTCGTTCTCTAGCCATTCGTACTGAGCAAGCGCATGCCCAATGTGCTCACTACTATCACGCCACAGTGTGAGCACTGCAATACGCTTGCCGGCCATGGATGGTTTACAGATCTACCCGAATATAAGAGATTTCATCCTGTTGTAAACGTCGTTCAAGCTCATCCGCATCTATTGTTTCAACATCTTCAAACACTTTGCCATTCAGGCAGCCGGTCCTGCAGTCCTCATCTACATCAAGGTAGAACCGTGTGAAATTTGATGCCATCGATCAGGCTCCAAATACTGGTATGAGTTGTGAATTCGTATAGCAATAAGACACTTAAGACCAACATTGCGATACGTCCGTTCACCCGTTCGGCGTACCAAATGTGATCGTCCCAATTACTGTGTCTCTCCCAGAATTTTAAGTCAGGGCATTCTTCCAGGATCACCTTGAAGATCGCCACAAAGATCCAACCGAAGCAGGAGGCGTACCCCTGGATGCCAAGCAGGAACTTATTCATTGACGGGAGGCCACTTCGCTAAAGAAGATGTAGGCATCAATGCCTACCACTACCAGGATAGCGCCGAGGATCGCGGCAATCGCATACACAAAATCCTTCATCTGCAGTTGGTTGACATATGCGATAGCTTAGGAACAATATACAAAACCTTCAATGGTTGCTAAAATCAATACATCAGATCCTTGGATTCGCGCCAAGGATGAGCAACCGGAAGTCATGCGGTCACTTAATCAGACCGCAGCCAGAATTACGCTTAACGGAAAACGTCACTATACAACTCCGTTACCCACTGGGCCTGCGCCGTCCGTAACCACAATCATCAGCGAAACCGCTTCCGAAGCAAATAAGCGGAAGCTTGAAATGTGGTCAAAAGCTAACCCAGGTGTTAAGGAGGCAGCTGCTGAGCGCGGTACTGCCATCCACTACGGCATGGAGCAGTATCTTAAAGGGAACAAATCACCTGAAATCCCCGATGACTATCAGGACTTTTGGGCGGGCATGCCTTCGATCCTTGATCAATTTCAAGAGGTTCTGTGGGCGGAATCTCCTGTTCTTGAAAAGTTTAACTTTACTATCGGTGCTGATGACGTTGCTCGCGTGTGGGGTTGCGATAACGAAGGGAGAAGTTGGGCTGGTGCTCCCGACATCATTGCTGTGGCTAATAACAAGCTCACTCTGGCTGACCTAAAGACCAGCGTTAAACCCTATAGCCGCAAGTGGCCTAAGGACCTGGATAAGGGATCGCCGGAATGGCGTGATCTCCTAGGTGGTCACATGAAGTTCAAGAAGACCTGCAAGCAGCTTGCGGCCTACGACATTGCCATCCAACAGACGTTAGGCATCAAGGTGCAGCAGGCGGCAATCCTGGTGTCCACTCCGGTACGCACTCAGGTCTTCAAGATCTCCAGGCGCTTCCTTGATGTTCTGCATGAAGACTGGTACAAGATTGTTGCTGAGTATTACACGCAGGTTGAAAACTGCGGTATGTATGATCCTGATCTGATCTGACGGTGGACAAAAAGGAGCGGCAGCGTCGCCTTGCCTGGGATGTCGCCATGTCCTGCGCACAGAAGACCGGTGAGTCGTCTGTTGATATTTATCAGCGTTTGCTGACAAAGTTTGATGAGGTAGACGCCTACGGACACATGGTCTTAGATGAGTCCAAAGAGTCCAAATAATTTCAGGAAAATCGTAAGAGTCCATACGGATTGGTCGCCGTAGGATAAGAAAACACTCAGCTCCACCCCAGATGGAAATTTACATTTCCCTGGGAGAGTGGATAAATACTCTCCAGATCCGCATGGACAGTGCGGTGGACGGGGATTGTTTTTATCTACCCTCCCTGATGCATCTTCATGCGTATCAACTGGTGAAGGATGCTTCGTTTCCTGATCGGAACTTTAAAGTAGAACTCAAGGAAGATAGCCACGCATGACCAGTCGCAGCCAGCAAGCACTCCGGCCAGGGGAAATCAATCTCAGCTATATCCCCATGGATTGGCCCCTCACGCCGCTGGGTGCCAAGAAGGATCCTTACGTCAATGGGTGGCAGAACAAACCGTTCAGCGTACGGGAAATAGAAGAAGAAATCGTCTCCGGTAGCTGTAAAGCAATCGGTCTCCTTGGTGGCCCTGTCTACAACCATCCCTATGGATTGGTGTGGGTTGATGTCGATGGCCCCAGCGTTTATCCCCTCATTGAAGGCATCGCTGATCTTCCTTTCAACCAGGCCCTGCCCGATACCCTCACCATCATGAGTGGTAAGCCAGGTCGGGAACGTAAGCTCTACCGCCTGGATCGCGAGAAGCACAAGCACTTCGTACGTAATAAGTACACCTGGCACGCTGAGGTAGATAAAGAAAAGCTTGAGATCCTTTGGCAACGGCACCAGGGTGTGCTCATGGGTCTGCATCCAGAGACCGATGGTTACTACACCGCAGAAGGCCAGGGCTTTGAGTGGGTTACTGAGCTGCCTGAATTTCCGGACTGGTTGCTGAATGCCATTATCAACAAGAACGTCAGGCAGGGAACACCTGCTAAAGAACGCACTCGCATCATTGGACCTAGCTTTGCCATTAACGCTGAGGTATCCCTAGAGCGGGATATGAAACTAGCGACAGAAGCCATGTGGGCTCTGCCGCCAGAAGCAGCGGATGACTACGACATCTGGATCACCATCGGGCAGTCACTTCATTCGTTGGATGAATCACTGCTTGAGCAATGGGATGAATGGTCCAAGCAATCCGAAAAGTACAGGGATGGTGAGTGCCACAGGCGTTGGCGTTCCTTCTCGAAAGGTGGTGGCCGTGGTGTCGGCTCCCTTATTCACATCGCCCAGGAGCATGGCTGGAAGCCTTCCCAGGAACACCGTGCGATGAATGTTGATGATGCGACATTAGAACACGTTTCGAATTTATTGGCTGAACTAGAAGAGGATCTACAGATGGCACCTGAAGTACTGGAGCAAACCAACGTTCCCACTGCTCCTCAACCGCTGTGGAGTTCACGGCCAAAGCAGGTGTCTGCAGACAAGTCAGGCAAAGACCAACGAACACGAAACCCTTCATCGAACGTAGTTGCTGACGTAATTCTCGATCTGTATAAGGGGGATCTGCTCTTCAGTCAACCCCATGGTCAGTTCTTCATGTACCAGCGGGAGGCTCGTGGTCTCTGGTCGCCGCTGACCAAGATCGAAATCATGGGTGACATCCGCCACAAGCTGCAACTGCTGGGTGACTTCCTGCCCAATGGCTTCAGCACCAACCTGATGAACGATGTCTTCACTCAGCTGCAGTCCATGCTGACCTTTGAAGATTGGTATGACGGCTCGGAATTCCTGCTCTTCACCAATGGTGTGCTGAACGTCGAGACCAGAGAGCTGCTTCCCTTCTCCAAGGAGATGCACATGGTTCAGCAGATGCCATATGCCTACGATCCTTCCGCTACTTGTGAAGAAATTGTTAAGTGGCTGAAGCATACGCAGCATGACAGCTGGGAACGTACTCAGGTGCTGCGTGCATGGCTGCGTGCCACACTCCTGGGTCGTTATGAGATCCAGAAGTTCATTGAGATTGTGGGTCCTGGTAAATCGGGTAAGTCAACCTACGCCAACCTCGCCGTTGCACTGGTCGGTAAGAGCAATACCTACTCCACGGACTTCGAGAACATGGAGAAGAACCGCTTTGAAGCAGCGGCCTACATGGGTAAAAAGCTTCTTCTTTTCCAGGATGCCGACCGTTGGGGTGGTTCCGTCTCCCGTCTGAAAGCCATCACCGGTAATGACTGGATCCGTAGCGAACGCAAGTATCAAGGCGAAACGCTTGATCCATTTCAATACCATGGGATGGTCATGATCACGGCCAATGAAGCAATTCAGTCCACTGATTACACTTCTGGTCTCGCTCGCCGTCGTCTCACTATTCCGTTTGATCGTCCGTTCACGGGCTCGGCGAACGAACAGAAGGAACTAATTAAGTTCAATTCCAAAGGTGAACCGCAAGGTGTTTTCTCGCCTCTGCTGCCAGGACTCGTGAACTGGCTCCTTGATATGAACGAGGAGGAGATGCGTACCTATCTGATGGAGACCGCCAAGCAGGTGAAGTTCTTCCAGAAGTACGAGAAGATGCAGAACCTCCGCTCCAACCCACTGCTGGACTGGATGGAACACAAGATCATCTATGACCCAGGCGTTAGCTCTGCTGTTGGCTTCACCAAGAATGCACCGATGGGTTCATCCCATATCTATGCCAATCAGGACAAGTGGTTGTACGCCAGTTACGCCGAGTTCTGCCGCCAGTGCAACGTTGGTGTGATGTCCAGGAACCGTTTTGAACCGCTCTTTGTTGATGTGTGTAAGCATCAGCTCAAGATCAATGCCTACCCCATGCGTAATACCAGGGGTATGCGGATGGTGAACGTAGCAGTCCGGGAGTCCAGTCCGAAGTACGAAGGTTGGCCATCCATTGTTGAGGTGTCCTCCGATAAGGAGAAGTACAAGGAGTTTTATGGGATGTCACTAGAAGTGAATCCTGATGCGACAATGGAGGATGAACTTGAAATGACAGATGTCTAATGGGCGTCACCTGATCCTGGATCTGTACGATTGCGATCCAGATGCCTTGGATAACTACGAACTGCTGGAGGAATGGTTGGAAGCTGCCCTCCTCATGTCCAAAGCCACGATCCTCAGGATCTTTGGTGAGAAGTTTGAGCCGCAAGGCGTGACGCTACTGGCACTGCTGGCTGAATCCCATGCCTCCATCCACACTTGGCCGGAGATGGGTTATGCCGCTATCGATCTCTATACCTGCGGGGACACCACAAATACGCATAAGGCAGCTGAGTTTCTGAAGTACAAACTCAAGGCCAAGACTGCAGAGGAGCGAGAATTAACACGTTCTATTACCCCCGGCGAAGCGGGGGCAGTTGCTGCGTTGGATAAACTATATGCCGAGAACAACACCGGGATGCAAGCATTGGCAGATGCCTAGTGTTTGGCATTTATGTTATTGATTTGTGTATAGTAAATCGAGAATAATCCGATTTGATGACTAAAAAACCGAAGCTTCTCTGGGTTGGTGACATCATTGCCACCACTGGTTTTGCACGCGTTACCCATAACGTCATTGAACGTCTGAAAGATCAATACGAAATCGTGGTCCTGGGTTGCAACTGGCATGGCGACCCAGATCCCATGCAAGAACATTTCAAGATCTACCCAGCATCCAACCGCTTCCAGCAGGCACCCTTTGGTGAGGACCGCATCCGGGAAGTGGTTGAGATCGAGAAGCCAGACGTTGTCTTCACGATCAATGACTGCTGGATTATCAATGAGCAGTACCGCCGCATCGCTGATCTACACAAAAGCCTGGGCTTCAAGTTTGTGGGTTACATGCCCATGGACTCCTACAACTGGGTTGGCTGCCTCGCTGATACTGCCAACGATTGGGATGCAGTCGTTTCGTACACCGAATTTGGGGCGCACGAATTCATTAAGGGCGGTATCCAGAAGCCGATCACGGTGATTCCCCACGGTGTAACGGCAGGTCAGTTCAAGCCTGGCGATAAGGTCGAGGCGCGTAAGAAGCTGGGCCTCAGGGAAGATGCGTTCATCGTGATGAATGCAAACCGGAATCAATTCCGCAAACGGATTGATATCACGATTGATGCCTTCGCTCGCTTTGCGGTCGATAAGCCTGATGCCATGCTCTACCTACATATGGGCCTGAAGGACCAAGGGTGGGATGTGATGCAGGTATTTGGGCGCGAGATGATCAAGCGTGGCCTCGATCCCAACGGTCGCATCATCATGACCGGTAATACTCAGAACCCACCATCGGTCCCAGTTGAGATGCTTGAGACCATTTATCAGTGTGCTGATGTGGGCGTCAATACCTGTAAAGGGGAAGGCTGGGGTCTGGTGAACTTTGAGCACGCGGCATGTCGGGTGGCTCAGATCGTGCCGGATCACACCTCCTGCAAGGAGATCTTCGAGGGCTACGGCAAGCTCATCCGTTGTGACCACATTGATGTGGATACCAACTTTGCCCGTGAGATGCCCTGCCCCTCCGCCGAACACCTCGCAGAACTTCTGAACGAACTGTACGAGGACCGCGAGAAACTGGATGCCGTCGCCGAACTCTGTTACCTGCGGGCGACTGACGAGATGTTCGACTGGGATACGGTCGCATCTCAATTCGGTGGTGTGTTCCAGGAGGTGCTCAACCCTGTGCTGGAGCCGGAGGCGCTGGTGAAACCTAAGAAGAAGGGGAAGAAAGCTGAGCGGGAGCTGGTTCCGGCCTAACGTACGTCGGGACGAAGATCCTGTGGGGAACCAAAGGCCTCTGCTACGGCAGGGGCTTTTTTGTGCGTTGGTGCGGCACGAAGGCACGAACGATGTCTCAGGGTGGGACTCGTGTGCTGTGTCGTAGAAGCGGACTTAAGGGGGGTTCTACCCTTGGCAGGGCGTAAATAACAAAAAGGCCACAGTGTCATTAGGGAGACCGTTACAGATGACAAAGATCCCACAGTGTTATTTGCTCTATACAAAGATAAAAGTTAATGTAGAGTCTGAAACTTTGCACATCACCGGTGCCACGCCAGTACAAACCCATGCCTCCTCTGTGGCATATGAGACAAAAGTTGAGACTGTCTGACGAGTACCCCAGTGGTTTGGAGTGGGTTGACACCACTGGTCGCCATGTAGAAGGGCAGATGGCGGGGCGCCTAGACCACTCAGGCCGGTACTACGTGGTGGCAATGGGAGGGGAGAAGTACCACGCCCACCGAATCGTGTACTACCTCAGGACTGGTGTGGACCCTGGCAATTCAGATGTGTTGCGGGCACCTGATGCGCCACGACATGAGATTCCTGGTGAGTTGACGCTCCACCAAAGGAAGCCGCCTAAACAACGCATTCGTCGCAATCGTCGCAAATCGGACTGGTATTGAGATGGCAAACATTCTTGACAGCGGCAACCCTCAGTTCCGCCACGTTCAGTGCATTGAGAATCTCAGTGAGTCCCAACTGAATCTCCTTGGTTACTACACCGGTCACCCATGCCTCCATGGTCATGTGATCCGGGACTCAACCCACCATTGGTGCTATGAGTGCGCCAAGAAAATCCTCAGCAACGTCTGTGGGTTTGACATCAACTACATCACAGGTGACTACAAGGCCAAGTACGCCAAGCTGTGGAAGAAGGTAACGATTGGCTTCCCTGAGGACTGCTGGGAGATTGAATCCCCTGGTGGCAGTACTCCCAAGAGAGTGTGCCTGCCGTCCTATCGCTCGCACTACAGCAAGCAAAAGTCTGAAAACGTCAATGTCCACAAGGCGCTCTACCAGTGCGCTTGGGGTGACGTTGGTGCGTTGGTGGTGACCCGTCTGTGCAACAACCCAAGGTGCGGCAACCCACTCCATATGGTGTCCAGCCTTAACCGGATGTATCCACCCCAGACCATCAGCCCCCTGGAAGTTGAGTTCAAGGCGGAGAAGCTGATGCTTTACAACCGTCAGTCTCAACGTGAGACCGGAATAAGAAAAGTAATAGAACGTGAGTATAAGAATGCCATCACCAATCCTCAATACGTAAAAGATCGACCAGAGTACAATGAATAAATAAAGGATTGTTAAATAGAAGTGGCTAGAGTTTCAAGTCAGGTTACTCAGCGTCAGCGTACAAAAAATAATCCGCTTGTCCTTGGTTCTTTCAACCAGACTTCGTTGCGTTACCTGACGGGTAAACTCGGCCCTGAATATGTTGTGGGGCTGAATGGTTATGGTGGTGGCACCATGAACCATTGGTTCCAGATCAACTTAACAACTCCAGCCTGGATCATTACCCGCAAGGGAGGACCGCGTCCTAATTACATTCAGGTCTCCGCCTATGACTTGAATTACAACCCGATTCAGGGTCGGATGATCTTCCAGGCTGACAGTATCTCTGGCGTCAATGGCGCTGGGGAAACTTATTACCCATACGTTGGTCACGTGATGGGTGCTGAGTCCAACTTCTACAACAACTTCAATCCCCAACGCGTTGACCTCGGTAACGACCTGTACTTCCCACTGGAAGTTGGCAGCTACCTGTTGTGTGTTTCATCCACGCGCAACGAACCTCTGGACTATTCACTCGGCGTCATTATTGAAGTTGCCGACATCAGTCCCTTCCTTCTGTTGGAAGACTTCTCGTTCTTCCTTTTGGAAGATGGTACGGACCTGATTCTGTGCGATCTATCCGATACCTTCACTGGCTTTGAAGAACACGAGCATTCGCTTTCTGAATGGGAGGCGGCATGGAATCGTGAGCATCCACCGGATGACAAGTTTCCAGATGTATTTGTTCCTTTGGCAACACGACCATGATGCGCTTTTACAACTGGTTTGTTTGCAAGTTCTTTAAGCGGTGTATCTACACATCACCGACGGAAAAGTTCAATCGCTATTGTGAAGAAAACCCTGGTGCCATCCAGTGTCGGATCTACGACAACTAAAGACATTTTCCTCATTACTTAAGAAGAAAAAGAAGAAATGCAAACGGATTACCCGTCACAAAATGGTGACGACCACAAGAACAGCAGACGGTCATCTCATTGTGACGAGGCTGATTCCATGGCTGCGTACTGGGAACTGTTACGTGTGGATGGCCAGTTTGGCCGCTGGCAAAAGCCGGCGACAGATTAACGATTGGTTGGTGCGCCGCACTAAAAGGAAACGTGTTCAGCAGTTAGATCGTCAGCTGACTGGTGTTGGTGGTACCCAGGCCAGTGCTATTGCATTGCGTCAAGTGTACGTCTGGCTGGAGAAGATCCCAGCTGGTGACATGATTATGTTTTACTGCGAATCAGCCAAGGCAGAAAAGCAGATGCGTATCTGGATGAAGTGGATTGAACGCCATAATCCTGAACTGTTATGTGATATTGACCACAGTACAAAATCTTTCTATATCTATAAACCAAGGATCATAGAATAAAAGAAACGGGAGATTCCCATGCACAAACTGAATGAGTACTTGGAAGTAGCTCTGGCTATTCATGCCGCCTGCTCTGCCATCACTGCGCTGACCCCAACGCCTAAGGATGACAAGGTTGTCCGTAAGCTCTACCGCATCATTGAGATTGGTGCTCTGGTGATTGGTCGCGCCAAGCAACGCTGATCAATCAGGCAACGCCTGAAACCAGTACACACATCCACCTTGTTTTTCTACCCATTCACGGGTTGCATATGCGTCACTCTTATTTAGGGTGACGCATTTTCTTTCGTCACCTACTTCCCAACAGATATTGACGCGTATATAAGGTTCTTTATACTTTTTCACTTGTTGATCAGGATCGCCCATCCTGTGTTGCTTCCGTCGCACTCCCATCGGCGTAACCAATTCTTCCGGCTGTACTGTACACCTTTCCCTTTGGCGGCGTTATTACTGACGTAGCCACCGTTGATCATGTCAGCCTCCCCGTTTGGATCATTGAACACAAAACTGGTTGGCGTAAATCCAATGCAGCAGGTCCAGTGGCCACCACCAGTCGGGTAACTGACGGTTCCCTTATGTAACCAACCAACAGCTACCGGCCTGCCATTACGGATCTCGTTTTCAAGGAGAGCAGCATTGCCATTGGTGATGAATTTGGCCGTTAGTCCCAGGGCTTTGAGTGCTGCGAGCTGTGCGTTTTTATTTGTGGTGTCACCGTACTTGGCACGGATAGCGTTGTACTCATCGTCATTTTTGACCTTGCCGTAATAGCGGGCTATCATGGCGCAAGTTGAAGAAAAACACTCGCGGTAACCAGTACCAGATTTGTTATCAAGCTGGTATTCGTAGGGTACAGATAGGATCTTTTCCTTGATGATATCTGGTGTAGCTGGATCAGGAACAGATGCTTCCCGATCCATAATCTGAATTAATTTGGTTACATATCCGGGGTCTGTAGCGTAACCTTCTTCTTTCAGAAGTTGAGCACATTCATTCCTGGTTGCTGCACGGTTAACACCTTTGTATCCATTGAAATCTTTGTACCACCTGCCAACCAGGTAATCAACGCATTCGTACAGGCTGCCAAACTTCTTAAACCAATCCTTAATCTCTACTTCTTTACCGCCAATAAATTCCTTGGTGGTGACGTAACAACCTTCGCCATCTTTTGATTTGATACCGAAGTAGTTATGAGTGCACGAAGTGTGTTTCCCCTGGGCACTTTCTAAAAACCATTGCGCTGCAACACATTCTGGGAATTTGGCACCAGCTTTCTTGGCAGCTGCGTACACACCATCCCAGGTGTTTGCGTATTCATCTTTCTCGACAGGTTTAGTGCGGTACTTATTACCAAACTCAACTAACGTTTCAGTACTTAGCTGAGACTGCAACCAGTTCCAGGCATCAATCTGATGCTTCTCCTGTTTAAAAAATGTAGCAGCGTCAGTAAGTTTGATGGTCATTGTTAATCTGTTCCGTAAACTGCGGTCCACCTAATTCGATAACCAACATCCTCAACATCAACATATTGGAATTCAACATAGTTAGCTGACGTACTTGCACTCATTTTATAAAACTGCATACGACTTGTCCCTGGAGCAAGAAGTGCCATTATTTCACCTGGACTGTAATTGTTTCCAAATTCTGGAAAAAGATTAACAGGGCCATATTCTCTGTTGTTGTTGCCTACTTGAAAAGGTAGGGTAATTTGCATTTGAGCTGAAGTATTTGTAAAACTATTTGTTGTTATAACGCCTCCTGCCATAACAAAATCCCCAATCTTGATATACCAACCATCGGTATAAGTAGAGGAATAAGAAGGAGAAGTTGCATTAACAAATGCAGGCGTCCAAGTTCCTTTTTCATAGTCATCCAGTGCATTAGCTGCAGCTGTATCACCATTAAAAGAAATACCACCTGCTGACTGGATACGTAAACGCTCTCCTATTGTTCCTCCATTTTCTGTGTAGAAAATCAGCTGGCCAGCAGTACCGCTGATTTGATCCATTTGAATTCTTGCTTTTTCATCTGTGTTATCCCCTGATTCAACAAAACTAATAAAAGGAGCATTTGTTGTATTCTCAACAGTTATATTTCCTTTTACATGAAGAGATGTGTTAGGTGCAATACCTACACCAACGCGCCCATTCGAGTCCAGCGTGACATTATTACTGGCACTTGCTTCGTTCTTTAAGTTTGTTACGTTCAGCGTGCTCATGGACTACTACGAGCTAATGGTGTAATTAGGCCGTAGTTTTAAGCCATTGCGGGCTATTTATTATACAGAAATATAAGTAAATGTAAATCTGCTATCAAAAGAATCGCCAATATTTGTGTCGTCTGCTCCTGCCATAACTCCAGATGTATTGCCTGCTCTGTAAATAGCTGCGGTTGTTGTTGTTTCTTGAGGCAAAATAGTCATTGGCCCATAAAAAGTACCACCAGTCCCAAATTGATATGTAAATAGGCCGCCACCTTCTAAACCTGTGTTTGGTAAATTATTTCCTACGGTAAAAGGAAGTCCCGTTAAACTTGCACCTCCCGTTACGCTACCGTTGCTTGTTAAAACTAACAAACCATAACAAGTTACAAATTTACCTACTCGGACATATGATGCTTCTCGTACGCTATAAGTAATGCCGGTTGATCCACCTCCAAACGTTAAACCTGGAGTCCAAGTACCTTGTTCATAATCATCCAATGCATTAGCCGTAGCTGTATCGCCATTAAAGGTAAGACCGCCACCGGAGAGAACACGAAGCCTTTCTGTATTACTAGTACCAAAAGTTAAAGCATCTCCACTACAACCAATATATGGCTCGTTTGTAGTGGATGAACCAAAAATTGTTATGTTTGGTGTTGCGCTTCCGGTGTTCCCAAATCTTGCTATAGAAGTGCCAGAAGTTCGTCTTACTAGTAATCCACCGCCTCCTTGTACGTGTAGTTTAGATCCGTCTGCTGGGGTAGAAATACCAACGCCAATATTGCCACTGCTATCTTCTATAACGGAAGAGTACTGAAGAGTTCCAGCGGTACTGCCATTCCGCAAGAACTGATTAGCACTGCCATTGCTAGTGGGAAGCACAAGGGTATTAGACCCAGCAGCATCCGGTGCCTGGATCTCAATGTAACCAGAAGTATCTCCTGTGAGTCGTAGTTTGCTCATGTGCTTATCATAAACGGTTAAACATGGCAGTCATAGTTTTAAGCCATTGCGGGCTTTCATCAGAAGGTCATGTAAGAACCTCCAATGTAAATATCAAAATAAGTTCCAATATTCGCAATTGATACTTGCGTGTTGACATTGCTTCTTGCATCGGCGCCACTAGCTGTCCAGAAATATACAGTTTGTGTATTTGCTTGAACCATAGCGGCACATGGCGCGGCAGTTCCATTTACATTTGTATAAGCCAAAGCAACTGGCATCCAATTGGTATTTTGTGGTGTATATGGTAACCCTGCTATGTAAAAAGCACCGGATCCACCACTCATAGTGCCTTGGAAATTTGAATAAAAATGAACCACTCCTCCTACTTTTACGTAGCGATTCATTTGATAACCAATGTTTACCGTTGGATTTGAAATAGTTCCTAGTACAGTAACTGTCCAAGTACCTTCTTCATAATCATCTAACGCATTAGCTGCAGCTGTGTCTCCGTTAAAAGTAAGACCATTGGTTGTTACTCTTGCACGTTCTGAACCACCTGGACTGAAAAGAATTGGTATAGAACCTGAAGTTTCAATGGTTGCACTTGAAGACACGGCCACAAATCGGCCACGCATCACATCACCTTGAGATAAATCAAGAATCGCTCCGTTTGTACCGTTGTTTATTTCTAGCGTTGTATAACCACCAAAAGTTGAAATTGAACTTGTACCAATACCAACATTTCCATTCGCATCAACTGTTACCCTTCCACTTCCATTTGTATTAATCTTTACTTCATTAGTACCAAAACTAATGCCGGTATCACTATCAGCACCACGGATTGCAGGTGTGGTTGCATCTCCATCAACACCTGAGATACCAGTAGAACCATTGATTGTAATAGACATCTTTTAGTACCTCAAACAAGAACCCATGCAGCCCCAGAGGGCACGGTCACCGTGACACCAGAGGCCACCGTGAGCGGTGTTGCCGTAATGGCGTTGTACCCACTACTGAGTGTGTAGGAGGTTGTGACGGTTTGATTGGTTTCAATAAAAACACGGTCACCGCCTGAACCAGTGGCGCCACCGCCGAGCTGACTCCAGGTGCCTTGACCGTAGCCTTCGTATTGAAGATTGGTGGTGTTGTAGCGGACGTAGCCGGTTACACCTGGTGATGGACGCTGGGCACTGGTACCAACTGGTACTTTGAGGAAACCAGAGCCGTTGACGTTGACGCTATCAGGGAATGTGAAGATCCCACTGGCAGCAATAGAAGCAGGAATAACGGTGCCATCACTGGGCTGACCGATGGCCTGCATGTCGCCAAAGACGACACAGAAGAAGGTAGTACCAGAAACGGGCGGCGTTGTGAAGGTGATGCCAGAACCAGAGACCGTGAAATCAACCTCTGGTTCCTGGATGACACCACCCAAGGACAACATTAAGTTGCGTGCGGTACCAGGTAAAACACCTTGTCCGCCAGCAGCCAGGGTAAAACCACTGGCGGTCCCATTAAAACCACCAGAAATTTGGTCGATTTTAATGTAACGACCAACTACCGGTTGTTGTCCAATGTACGCCAACGCCTAGCCCGTTACATGCTTTTTTTATTTTAAATCATTCAGCCTCAGGAGTTTCTTCTTCCTGCAGTTCTTTCAGTGCGTTAATAGCACCTTGAAGAGAAATTGCTTTCTCCTTGGCTGCATTCTGAACCTGAAGGGCTTGGTTGTGTTGTTCCACAACTTCCTCCAGTTCCTTGTAGAGGGAATCAATCTTCTCTTGAATCGAGGCCATGATCAATGAATAGACTGGTTCGATTATAGATTAATGATCAGGCCCAAGGAAGCGGTAATGTCACGATAGGAGGATTCTTCTGGTTCTCAATTTGATCCAGGAGATTCTGGCCAATAGCAGTCACTTGCTCAGTACCAAGGGTTTCCTTCACCCATTCGATAGCTTCTGCTTCGGTGATGTTGGGGTAATCCACGAAGGCATCAGGATCTGGGGTACCAAAACCAACAGATCCGTAGCAGCTGGCGGTATAGGTGTTGGCACCGTCTACTTCAGTGGCGGTAGCAGTCCAGTGACCGATTTTGACGACATCGGTCAGCCCGTCTTCAGAGGGAGCAGTTTCAAGAGCGGCGATATGCCATTCAGCAGTAACGGTCATTGTAGATAACCTTTTTTAGTTTAACGCCTGATTTTCAATATAAGCCTTGTAATCATCAATGAGCTGCTGATTCCAGAGAGCGCCAGCTACATCTTTCACTTCTTGGCATGCATCAGTGAGGTCATCACCAGGGCAGTAGCAGCTGCGGTGGTAGGAGCGACCTACTTCAACACCATCTTTTTCGACGATGTTTGCGTCCCGGCACTGAATAATGGACCAGGGCGGAATAATTTCGAGCTTGTGCTCAACGCGTTCAATGAAAGCCATTAGGGTAATCCTCCGGATTAGACGGGTTTGGGCCTACGTTTTAATTATACCGTTTGATAAGTTATTGCGTTTGATAAGTTATTGCCCACATGATATAAACATTGCTAGTGCCGTTCCATTTTCTTTAGTTTACCAGGAGTTATTAGTGAAGGGGACTTACGGCTTTGACTCAAGTGCAACAACTCGTGCCTTGAGTTTTTCAATCTCACCGATGGCTTCCTGCAGTGCAGCCGTCAGCACAGCAGTTAGCTTTTCGTAATTAACACCAATAGGGATTTGTTCAGTGTCTTCTTCATTCTTGGTGATGACTGACTTTGGACCAATAGGAACAAACTCAGGCATGACCTGAACCATCTCATCGGCAATGAAACCAATTTCCTCCCGCTGGTCATCGGTGCGGAAGTATTTGCGAGGTTGCAGTTTTTTAATTTCACTGATTCCATAGGGGCAGTTAACAATTTGATTTTTTACAAGCCGACTCGAAGTATCGTAAGTAACTGTACCGCTTGATGTGTTCCATTTAAGGGTGGAGTTGCCGGCACCACTTGCAATTACGCTTCCGGAAATATTTAGTGAATTGGTAACTGCTCCTAAGCTGCCAATAACAAGACCATTAGCCACACTGACACAACCGCCGTTGTGAATCCTCATCCGCTCCGTCGGAGAACTCGCCCCATCCGCCGTAGTGGAGAACACAAGTCTCCCTGGGTAGTCATTCGTTCCGTGGTCGGCATCAGCCCAAGCGTAAATCGAGGCACTGGGATTTCCGTTGCCTCTAAATTCAACGCCTGCCAGCACCTCGTTGTTTGTAATTGTCGCATCGGTTCTGCTCAGAGCGATAAACGCGCCTGTTGATGCCGCACCCTGAATAACTCGGTTGGTTTCACCACCGCTAATGTCACTAGACGTACCAATTAGGAGGCGTCCCGATGTATCCAGCCTGCAGCGTTCTTGGCTTCCCGAGCCAAGCAATAGTGGACCTGATCTAGATGCAACCATAAAGTCGGTTGCACTTCCAACTCCACTTACGCCTAAAGCCGAGCCAACGTCACCAATGCTTGTCCCAGAAGAGCGCCAAATTACATACGGACCACTTGCGCTTGTGCTTTCAAAATAAGCCAGAGCCGCACTTGCATTGTAGAGATGGAAAGGAAGGCTAGGGCTCGTAGTGCCAATCCCTACGCGGCCTGAGGAATCGATGCGAACGCGTTCGGTATCTCCTGTTAAAAATACAGTGTTGCCTGCATTGACGTTACCAAAAGAAACAGTGGTCTCGTTCCCTTTTACATAGCAGTTTCCGGTTCCAAATCCACCAATACGCAAAGAGTTTCCAGTACCAAACTCAACAAGCTGACCACTACCGCCTGTGACGTGAAGTAATGAGCTAGGCGAACTAGTCCCTATGCCTACGAGTCCTGCCGAGGTCACTCTGAGTTTTTCTGTCCCGCCAGGGCTTAGGAGGAAAGGAATAGATCCGGAGGTTTCAATCGTTGCGCTTGAACTGACAGCAACAAAACGCGCACGCATTACATCCGCTTGGGACAGGTCCAAGATTGCACCGTTTGTCCCGTTATTTATTTCAAGAGTTGTGTAACCGCCAAAAGTAGAAATTGAACTTGTACCAACCCCAACATTCCCATTCGCATCCACGAATAACCTGCCAGACCCACCAGTGCTGATGGCTACGCTGTTTGCCGCAGGTAAATAAAGCCCGTTCGTTGGAGCTGTACTGCTGGTAGGAATCAAACTGGCAGCAGTTGTAGTGCCAGTAGTAAGAATATTTTGACTGCCAAAATCAGGACTGATCTTTGTGCCGGCAATTGCAGCGGCTGCATTTACGTCGGCATTGAGGATCGCACCATCTGCAATCTTTGCAGTGGTAATAGCATCATTATTGATGTTATCCGTTCCAACATTAAAGGAACTGGGGACATTGCCGAGGTAAGGCATGATCAGATCGTATTATCTTGAGGGTTCAGCATGTAGGAGATGGTAACGTCAACGGCGCTACCGGTTCCTGCATAAGCGCGGATCACATCTTCCGATTGAACGATGACCTTATTACCGGTCATGAATTCAAGAGAAGACTGGTTGGGTACGGTGCCAGAGGTGATGAGAGAACCTGTGGGAGTACCGCCAGATTTGATGAGTTGAACAGTGACGTTCTGTGAGTTGGCGGTGGTGTTAGAAGCAAGGATGCTGAGGATCACACCATAGGTATTAGCTGGTACACCACTGGAGTTGGAAGTACCAGAAATAATGACCGTCGGAGAGGTAGAACCGCTCGCAATACTTTGCCTAACGACCGATACAAAACGGGCCATGTATTTATAGGTACTTACACAGTTTCATTAATTATAAGCGGATCATCCGAGAGCAATTGCAAATACGATTGCAGTGTTATCTGCGTACGATTGCGATGCAACTGGAGAACCGCTGACCAACAGATTCAAGAACGAGCCGCTGATACCTGTAACCGTCGCACCGCTCAGGTATTGGAAGATCCCAGAGGTGCCTTGGACCGTATTACCGGTGATCGTGGTGCCAGAAACACTGGTGGTGAAGATGCCAGTGCCACCGGTCACAGTTGTGAAGCCAGCGCCGATACCAGTGATACTGGTGAACTGACCCACCTGGCCAGTCACCGTTGCACCGCTGAGGGTGCCAGTGAAATTGCCGTTATTGAAATTGGCAGTACCACCCGTAACTGTGGTGCCGGTCAGCGTCGTGAAGTTGCCGCCAATCGCGGTGATGTTGGTGAACTGACCCGTGCCACCGGTAATGGTGGTACCAGTCAGTGTCGTGAACGAACCACCGATACCAACGATGTTGGTGAAGTTGCCGACGTTGCCGGTAATTGTGGCGCCACTCAGGGTGCCAGTGAAATTACCGTTGTTGAAGTTGGCCGTACCACCGGTAACCGTCGTGCCGGTTAGTGTGGTGAACGATCCACCAATCCCTACCAGGTTGGTGAATTGACCAGTGGTACCAGTAAAGGTAACACCAGAGATCGTACCGTTGGTGACGGTTAAGCCAGAAGCAATTGTTGCCGTCTGACCAACGGTGAGGGTACCACTGGTTGCAATGTTGCCAGTGACCGTAATGTTTTGCTTAACAATCCCGGTCTCAAAGACGGCGGTGATTGCGTTGATTGTCGTGAAGTTACCGGTATTGCCGGTGATTGTGGCGCCAGAAAGCTGGGTGCTAAAGACACCGCTGATGGCGTTGAGATTACTGAAGTTACCCGTGTTACCAGTAACAGTTGCACCAGAAACCGTGGTGGTACCAACAATGGTGGAACCGGTGATGTTGGTAAACTGAGCGTTGGTACCAGTAACGGTCGTGCCACTGAGAGTGCCAGCGACATTGACACCAGAAGCAAAGGTGCCAATGCCAGAAACATTCAGAGTGCCACTGACGGTGACGTTGCCGCCAATGGTTTGACCACTCGTGACCAGGGTTTGGAACGTACCTGTGGTCGCGCTAACGGTATTACCAGTGATGGCAGCACCAGAAAGCTGAGTGGTGTAGACGCCACTGCTTGCGTTGACCGTCGTACCGGTGATTGTGACACCGCTGACAGTATTGGAATAAACGATGTTCGAGAAACCACCTGTAAAGGTGGTGATCGTCACACCAGTGATGAAGTTGCCACTGAGTGTCTGGAAGGTGCCAGAGGTGTAGCGTGCTGTAGCACCAGTGACATCGGTGAAACGACCACTGGCTGAAGTAACCAGGGGTGCGGCAATACTTTCACCAGTGATTGTGTTACCACTGATGGTGCCACTGACGGTGAGATTGTTTTGAACCGTCAGGTTGGCAAAAACAATGCTGCCAGTAACCGTCAGAGAGTTCAGGTTGGCATTACCGGATACCGTTAGGTCGTTCTGGACCGTAACGGAACCGCTAACTGTACCCCCAGTGCGGGGGAGGTAGTACACATTAAGGTATGTACGAGTACCAGATATTGTTAGTTTCTTGTTTTTGATCGCAGGGTCAACCTCTGCGACCTTAACGACCGTCAATAGGTCGCCATCCGCTAGGTCAAGACCGGCGATCTCCTGTAACTCGGATATCCGTCTGTTGGCCACCTATTAAATCACACAAACCCTATAAAATGAATTATAGTCGCAGTGTGTTTAACCTACCGGGCCTTGATTTCAATCCGAGGTAAGGAGTTAGATACAAAATTCCAGGTTGCTTGAACGCCGGTCACGATACCGCAAGCAATAGCAAATACAACAATCAGTTCTGCAACGGTCAAGTTGCGGCGCAAATAAACAAACTGAGGCTGCGGCGTTGGAATCTCAATCTTCTGGCTGGCTGGAACCACTGGCTGAGCAATGGGTTGCTCCTCTTGTACCGGACGTGCCATTTGTTGCTGAAGAATCGTCATACGAATGGCTTCTTCCCGAGCCCGAGCCTTCAGCATCTCCAGAGCTTCAGGGGTCAGCACACCAGGAATGGGTACATTCCCTTCAGGTTGAACTTGAGGAGGGATACTGGAAGTAATTTGCTCTTCCATTGATAATGCAAACGGTTTTCCCACACACTAGCATCTAAACAAAAGAGTTGAAACGATGGCCACGTTCGGAATTCGCAAGGGATTGGAAGATATTGCGTTCGAACTGAAAGGCGTCCGTAACATCCTGGCGTCCATGTGGCATAGCAGGTACCAGACGGAGGAGACAGATAAGATGAACCCCCAGGCGTTCGCTGATGAGTACATCTCAACAGAGGAGTGCGCCAGGCGACTGGCAGTATCCGATCAAACCATTCGCAACTGGATTGCCATCGGCAAGAAAGATGCAGCCAAGGGTTGGACTGAAGGCATTCATTACGTCAATGTGTCACCAGATCCTGGCCGTAAAGCCGTGATCCGAATCCCTTGGAATTTCCTGGTGATGTCCTTCTCTAAAAATAAGGACATTGCCCTTGAGGACTTCTATGGCAAGAAGTATAAGTCCACCCAGGAGAAACTTGAATGATTTCAAACCGTTTCCAAGGTCTGGACCTGGCTGTCATTACGATTGAGAACGCAGCTGAGCTGTTGCCAGTATCGCTGTTCAAGCAGGTGGAAGATTTCTTCCCACCCTCCGGCTCGTTCGATAATGAGTGCCTGCAGCGGTACTTAGAGAATGTTCGCAACTACGAAGAAGAGGACGCCAATTCCGGCATGACGCTTGCCAATCGATTGCGTCTGGCCTTCGTTGATATGGAACCGGACACAATCTGTGGGAAGTTCCCCCAGGCAGAACTGCCCCTGAAGCGGCGGTTACGTTGCGTGGCCGAATATCTTATCCGATCTGGCGAATTTGACAAGCTACGGGACGAATCTGGAAAACTTGTAAAGAAACGCGGCAACCTCGGCAAGCTTGTTGTGATTTACAAACCACTTCCTAAGCTTCTAGAATCGCTTCTACGCCAAGGATTGATAGAACATGAACCGTCGCGAGAAATTGATTCATGCAGCACTGGACGGTGATGTGACGGAGACCAAAGCCAAGATGCTCAACCAAACGGTTGACTTCATTCTTGGTGACATGGGTGAGATGTACTACAGATTTTGGCAGGCGGAAGGTCCTGGTGTGATGTGCTTCCAGCCCAAGCAGGAGCGTGGGGTGGTTTACATGACGCTAGAGGAGCTAAACAGCGCAAAAGAAGCGTTTGAACGGGATAACAACCATGATTTGGTTGAAACCTTCCGTCGCATCCTGGAAGCAGCACAGAAGATTGATCCAGAGGAGAAGGCTGGGTACGTCATCAATGACGAAGAAGGAATCCGTTATATCGAAATTGATTACAACAAGGTGGTGGACGCATGACCATTCGTCGGGTCACCGGTCGCAAAGAAGATTTAGAGCTGATCACACCCACTGAATTGGTGCAGGCTGCCAATTTGGTCATGAGCGGTATTGACCTAGATCCTGCTAGCTCCAGGGTGGCGCAGGAATTTGTGCAGGCCGATCAGTTCTTCAGTCCACAACAAGATGGCCTGAATATGCAGCAGTGGTTTGGGCGTGTGTATCTCTTCCCGCCCAGCGGTTGCTACTACTTTGACAAACGTTTAGATAAATGGAAACTTACCAGGGCTTCATCACCAAGCTTGGTATCGTCCCATGCTGTGTGGTTCCGTCAGCTGTACAAAAAGTGGTTAGCGGATGAGGTAGAGCAGGCCATCTACTTTACCAACTGCCCTGACATGATCCGTTACGAGCAGAAGATCTTTGATTTCCCAATCTGTTTCTTGAAGACAGTGCCAACACTGATCAAGAACACAAGCGAAGGACTTGGGCAGCATAGGACATGCAGCTCATTTGTGGTGTATTTACAACCAAAGGGCAACTCCGGTGCGGCGACCATGAAATTCATCGATACATACGAGCAATTTGGACGCGTTATCTACTGAATTCGGTATAGTTAAGGACGATTACTGGGATCTATGGGAATCCTTTGCGACGCCGAAATCAAGAACTTTGCCCTGGAACAAGGGATGATCGAACCGTTCACCGATCATCTCGTGAATGAAGAAAGTGGACGCCGTATCTTGAGCTATGGACTTAGCTCCTATGGGTACGACATCCGCCTTTCACCTAAGCAATGCTTGATTTTCGGTCGAATCCAGGAAGGCGTATCGGATCCCAAGGACTTCAACCCCAAGATTCTGTCGGATTCTGAGCTGCTGGAGGACGAGAAGGGCCAGTACTTCCTGCTGCCGCCCTATGGCTACTGCTTGGCAGTGGCAGAAGAACGTCTCAAGCTGCCCCAGGACGTGACCGTGATTGCCATGGGCAAGAGCAGTTACGCACGCTCCGGCATCATTGCCAACATCACCCCGGCAGAGGCCGGCTGGGAGGGTTACCTGACTCTGGAGATCAGTAACGCCACCGGTCAGTTCAACCGCATCTACGCCAACGAAGGCATCATCCAACTGCTGTTCCTGCGTGGCACTCCCTGTGAGGTGTCGTACCAGGACCGGAAGGGCAAGTATCAGAACCAGGCGCAAGAAGTCGTCTACTCGAAGGCCTGATCATGAATCGCGAAAACCTTGAGCAGAGGATGGACATCCTCGAAATCCTGGAAAAGCAAGTTGTGTTTCTTGAGAACCAGGAACTGTCTTCTGCTCTGGGGCGATTCCGCTCTGAGAACATGCAGTGGGTATTGAATGCACTGCAGGACACGCTGGGCCAGCTGCAGGACGCCTTGGATCTAGAGGATCTAAGCCAGACCTGGAGCTAGCTGAAACCGTAGAAGGTCCCCGATTGCGGGCGTGGCTTCTTGGCATAACCAACGCTGCCAACAGTGCCGTACTCATCGCCAGTACTGGGGACTTCTACACCACCAATCACAGCTTCTGAACGGGGTGTTTCACCACGGAGGGTGGGCTCGTCAATGGATGCCTTCTGGCGGAACTTATTAGCGGTCTTAGCTGCAGTAATGAAGCGTTTAACACGTGCTTGATTGTCGTTAATCGCTTCAACATCAGGACGTTCTTGTTCCGGGATACGACGTAAGTCCGTGTCGTAATTACGTTCCGGATTAAGGTCCGTTACTTCCGAACCAGAACTACCAGAGTCCTGCCTGGGATCGTAAGTGGGGTCAAAGAATCTTGGCATAGTATCATTGTAAGAGGAGTAACTCAAGTACTGAATATGATGCACAACGCAGCAGGGTTTTTGGATGCGTTTGTACAGGACGAAGTGAAATGCCGCTGTCTTACGGAAGAAGACTTCGGTCAACCACTCGATAACGAAGAAAATGATGTACCCTTATATGACATGTACAACCGTGGGCTAGCGGCATGTCAAGAAGGGAACGAGAGACAGAACTTGTCATTGGCGGAGGGTCGTCGTCCGGGTCTGACGGGTTACATTCCATCAGCCGAGGAGGGAGTGGCAATGGGAGCCAGCCCGAAGCCAAGGACTCTGGTAATGGAACTGGAAGCAGTGCCAGAGGGGGAGAAGGAGTTGTCAGCGAAAAGGCGTGGTTTGCGCCGGTAGAAGACGACGAGTTCGTTAGTGATTGCCCAGGGGGAGTGTGTCCTGTTCCCTGGGCAAGTAAGGACAATCCGGTATTTACGATCCAGGAGCGTCCCACGATTGCGGAGGATACCGTAAACCATCCATCGCATTACACCGATGGGGGCATTGAATGCATCGAAGCCATTGAGGCGGCCTTAACCATCGAAGAATTTCGTGGTTACTGCAAGGCAAATTGCATGAAATATATTTGGCGTGAGCGCCATAAAGGCGGGACAGAATCACTGAAGAAGGCACGGTGGTACCTGGATCGCCTTATTGGTTTGGATGAGATTCAGAACGGCTGAAGCTCGTCGTCATCTTCGTCGCTGTCTTCGTAAAACGCGCAGGCAGCGGCGAGTTCTTGCAGTTCTAGATCAGTTGGAACATCAAAATCCAGCTTGATGTTTTCGTCTTCCAAGATCTCCTTGACCGCCTGCCACTCCATCAAACGCTGGTGGTAGAGGTTAAGGAGTGCGGAATACAATTCTTCCCAGGTCATTTCCTGGGCGACCATCTCAGCCTTGCGCATTGAGAACTGGAGTTCCAGTGGTAGTTCGAACTCCCGTGGTTCCACTGATTTCTCCATTGCGTTCTTCATGGCTTCGATGAAACTATTTTAAGGCTAGCTGGCGAATAACGATTCTATTTCTTTGATGTCGTCCAGTTTCCAAGGATCCTCATCTACCTTGAAATCGTTAGCAAATTGCGCTAGCACATATGGATTGATGCTTTCTTCCAGCTGGCGGATAGCACGTACCTGATGTGGTGCTGCGGTGTAATTACGGAAAGCAGTCATCAACACTTCAGTTGAGCACCAAGGGTTTTCATCAATCTCACGGAGCAGAAGTTCCACTTCTTCCCGACGGCGATCAATTAACCCACCGATGACCCTGTGGTTCTCATCGAAAATCCAATGCGTAATTTCCTCTGCGACACCAGCCCAGTCATCCTGCTGGATGCAATCCACGATGGTGCTGTAGAGGAAGGGCTTCCAGCCTACCGAGTGGATGAAGGAAATGAGTGCTTGCTCAGCAGAATTATCAATGCGGAGATCTAATTCTGCCAGAAGGCCATGAATTGCCCTTACTTCTTTGATGAGGTATTCAAGTGCTTTTTCTTTGGTGCACCATTGTCCTGCTTTAACAGGAGACCCATCAGGATAGTATTGAGTGCCGTAACCGATTGAATAAGTCCCAGTGTCATCAGCGGGGAACGCTTTTTCGCTAAAGCCTTCATATTTGCGAATTAAAGCAACAGCTTCCCGCAGATCGGACATGGGAGTACAACAAGTACTCCCATATTACACATATAAAAATGCGGGTGTTATTTACCCTGACCGCGCATTTTTTTACGGCCGTGATTAGGCAAACTGTTTTGTCCTTGACCTTGACGTGTTTTCTTGGGCTTGGACTCAAGTTTGATGGATGAGGATGACTTAGGTTTTGCCATGACAGAGTTGAGTTGGCGTCACCACTTTACCTTGTGCGACCAGTATCTGGCAGACATGATGTCCGGATTCGGATCTTGGGCGTTGTGCCTTGCGTAATATGACTTCTTCCTTGCTTTATCCTTAGCGGTCTGGGGATTTTTACCAGCACCCTCTACGCCCTGCTGTCCGAAGCGGATGATTTTTTCCTCACCTCCCTTGCAGGCTTTGACCACATGTGATTTGGTGGGGTGTCCAGGGGTACGGCGTGGTTTGTTGCACGCCATTTTGTCCTTTGCCAACTTGGCCGCTGCTGCAGCTTTTCTTCGTTTGTCTGACATCAGAGGCCTTTAAACATGGAAGTGAACTCACCAAGGAATGCTTGACCAGCGTTAGATTTGGTCGGTTCTTCCTCATCGTCTTCTCCAATTTTAAAGTAACTTGTATAGAAATCCTTCGCAGAAGTTTTAGCTGTTTCTTCATCAACTTCTTTTTGATCTTCTGGGAAGAAACTTTCGATGGTACCAAGAGAAGCAAATGGATCTGACAGGTCCAGGCCATATGTTTTCAGTGCATCATCCCTACCTGCCTTTGTGAGAAGAACTTGTTCAGAACGATCCAGGTCAGGGAACATGTTGGTGTAGAACTCATCTTCGGTTCCTTGATATCCAGATTTTTGGAAGATGGCATACAACTCTGTTGTTGGTTTTGCCATCTCATCTTTGTAGTCCTCAGGCCGATCAATGTACGTAACACCAAGGATCTCTTGTGTGGGCTTCTGACGTTTCTCATTCAGGAACTTGATCTGCTCTCGGATATCCTGGGCAGAACCTGTACGCAAAGTTTCAACAATGTATTGTTTTAATTCATCGATAGTTCCGGCAAACTCAGCAATACCGTACCGCTGGAGCAATTCTTTCCAGGCATCTGGTGTTTGCGCTGGATCCAGGCCACGCAACATCTCGTCAGCAAACTCTTCTGGTGTGATGAACTGACCGAATACCGTATCAGATTTAAAGGCTTCTTCCTTCATCACTGGGATGACGGTTTGATATAAGTAGTCCTTAATCTTGCTTGCATTGGTGATGTCATCAGCAGCGTCGTATCCTTGGCCTTGACCTTTGACCTCAAAATGCATACGTGCAAAAGCAGCCTTGTTGTTGACATCAATGCCAAAACGATAGGCCTGTGATGTCCAGTAGGGATCTCCTGCTTTTGCTTTAGCCCAATCCTCTTCTACTGTTTGTTTCTGCTTGGCGTAATCAGAAGCGCGTGAAGCATCTCCCGTTGGGTTGAAGTAGAAGTTTGGATCAAATGAGCGTGGTCCTTGTTGTTTGATGTCATCAAGATATTTCTTGCTGTACAGCTCGCCCAGCATCTTGATGGCGTCATATGTGTCCTGCGTTTGGAACGGGTTCTTCTCTTCTTGCCGGACATCCAAGTATTCCACAAACTCGTCCATGGAACGCGCTGTACTGAATCTTGGCACCAGGTATTCATCGATATAGTTCCTAGCAAATTGAGCTTCAATATTCATCATCTCGGTTTTATCACCGAGCTGATAAGCAACAGCAAGGCCGCGCTCTTTAGTTTCATCTAAAGTTTTAATATCAGCTTCAAGTCGGGACTGAATAGGTACCAGGATTGATTTCGCACCGTCACCTGGATCACCCTTAATGGTGTTAAGGATTGTTTTACCTTCTTCTCCTTGCCCCTCCAGGAAAGTGACCAGTTTTTCAGTCGTGTCAAATCCTGCCGACTTTAAAAACTCAGCATTGAACTGCCCTGTGGCGGCATCAAAAGGCTTCTTGGTTGTGCTGGTAAATGCTGTGATGATGTCCTTCTTCTCTTCCAAGGGTTCAAACATTGAGTAATCAATGCCGTACTTCTCCTTGATGGCACTGTCAAACCACTGCTGCCAGTTGTAGGCAACGTTACTGCGCATGCCAGTGACGTTTTGCAGAGCGCCCAACAGATCTTCTTCTGCCTTGCCAGCGGAGGTGTAGGACAGGATGCCGCCAACACCCGTATCCCCCAGCAGACTGTTAGCAAGTTCTCTGTTGATGTCCATGACTTCTGAGAAACCAGAGAAGCCACGGTAAAAACTCATCATTTCCTGTTCTGCCTTCACCTTCTTCATCTGTTGGATCGTGTCCTTCAAGATGGTTTGGTTAAGAGCAGCAAACTTTTTCACGTCAACCTGAGCTTTAGCTCCGATTGCTTCGTTGATAGCGTCCTCAAGCTGAGTGATGCCAGTGCCAGCATTGACGTTATAGGTCAACACCACCTGTTTATCTTCTGGGCGTTCCGATAAACGGAAGAGCGCAGCAAAGTCCTCTGCTTTGTTGGGATCTAAATATTTCTCTTTGGCAAGCTTGGTCCAGTAGGGATCGCCCTGGCGAGCTTTGGTCCACTCATTAGTGACTTCCGGAATGTTTAACAGACGTTGAGTAATTGTGTCGGAATTAACACCAAGCTGTAGATCACGAATGTCCTGAATTTCCTTATCAGTTAAGGCCGCTTCTGTGTACCGGTTGGCAGCAACGATATCTTCTTCTTTGTTGCCACGGAGACCCTGGTTTTTGCCTGTTGTGGTGTAATGCTGCCAATAAAAATTATTTTCGCCGTACCTTTGAGTAATATCAAGATCATCATTAGCAACTGCTTGATTCCAGGCAGCAACAACTGTTGGATTTTGTGCTTTGTAATACGCAGGATCAAACGTGCCGTAGGGAGGTTTTGCTCCCAAGGAAGTATCCCAGGGCTGCAGTTTTTCCGTTTGATAGAAGAGTTTAAATTCTGTTTTTAAATTATCGGTAATCTCCTTTGCTTCACTGGGGCTAAAGCCAGCTTCAATTAAATCATCATATTTAATTTGATCACGTTGGGCAACGTAATCACCTCCCTTAGTGGTGGAAGCAAGAGCAATTGTTTTGTCATACAGCTTATTAAGAGCTTCGTTCTTGCTATTAACAGTTAAATTTTCGTCATTTAACTCTTGATGTTTTTGATTTAACTGTTGAGCTTGGTAGTTTAACTTTTGATTCTCAACATTGATTCTGTAGTTTTCCGCATTTGTCCTCGAGTTCTCCGTATTGAGAACCGTGTACTTTTCTCGAATAGTTTGGAGCTGACTGTTAGCGTTTTCATTGCGAAGATTTTGATTGTAGTTAGCTGTATTTTGATTGGCATTATTGGTATTTGTTTGCGCGTTCGATTGATTTAACGCGGCATTGGTTTGGTTTAACTGTCTGTTTGCAGCGTTACGCTCGCTATCGTTAACCCATCTTTCTTTCTTTACATTGTCACCATATACACAAGCACCAAATACTTTGATATAACAAACAAACTCGTTGTATGTTTCTTTTCTTTGTGTGTCTGTTGGGTAATCTGTTCGATAATCTGTCCTTAAAGTTGTGGGGAGATCAGTAGGAAGATTGGTCGGCAAAAAGCCTGGAAGCACATAATTGGTTCGGGCGTCTGTCGGAAAATCAGACTGTCTATTGGCAGAGTAGTCAGTTCTATAGTTCGTTTTATAGTCGGTCGCTTCTTTGTTTATGTTCCAGCTTTTCTTATCCTTGGCGTATGAAACACTACCCCTGGGGCGAGGCGTGAAATCATACTGATCAGTGATGTCTAAAGGAATGATCTGGGGATTAATCCCAGAGTTTCTGTAAACCGTGGAAGCAGGCTGTGTATTATTTGCTTCTTCAATGACAGAGCGAAGAACGTTATCAAAAACACCGCCGCCACCAGGGACGTTAGGCCCCTGCAGCTTGTCGGTATTTGCAGTCATCCACTGCAGAATCTCCGCAGGAGTATGGCCCTGCCTAATCGCTTCGTTGTAGTCTTCTTGACCGAAGAAATTAGGGTTAGTTCCGTACTGCGTAGAGATCGCCATCAATCAAACCAAAGGTATTAAGCAACAATGAAGTCCTTGAACAGATCAAAAAGATCCTGGGCCATCCAGAACTTAATTTTTTCCATCCTAGCCTGAGTAAAGAATTCTTGCTGTGAGTACCAGGATTCAACTTCACTGCTGGCTTTATTGCTATTGCAACGCCGGCAGGCAGGAACCAGGTTATTCCTGCTGCTGGAGCCAGACTTAAACCTTGGAACAATATGATCCAGGCTAGTAGCTGCGTCTTCGCAATACGCGCATTTGTAATCCCAGGTTTTATAGATATCTTCTCTAAAACGTTTCTTTGCTAACTTAGGAGTGATTTCGACCAGCAATGCGAGGGGCGCGTGCTCGTCTGCAAACATACTCTTTAGTTGCCGTTACCTTATTTTAATTTCGCCTCATTTGTATAGAACCACAACAGAAACGGAAAATATCCGTTAAGAACCTTGACGAGCCTGTCTAGCTCGATACCGTATTGAGGTACGCGTTTTTTCTACGCCATGGCCAAAACCAACGGATGGGTCTCTGTCAAACAAGCAGAAGAACTCCTTGGTATCGACCGCGAGACCCTCTTCAAGTACCGTGATGACGGCACCCTGAAGCTCGGTCCTCACTTCGCAGCTTTCCCTGAGACCCGTTCACGGGACGGGTATCGCTGGAATGTAGCAGCAGTCAGAAAGCACCTGCAAAAGCAGGAGAAGAAAGCTGTTGCTGCCTGAAGGAACGAGAGTAGTTCTTGCGGATGCGATGCGCCAGTAACAGATCAGTGATGTTGTACTGCACTGCCTGGTAGGCAATGGCTTCGTAAAGAGAACGGGAGATGGAGTCCCAACGGTCTTGCAGTTTGCAGGACCGTTTTTCTTTGAGGTTAAAAAGTAAAACCCACTGTGGATGCAGTGGGCGGATCATGCGTTTTTTGCCGGGAACATGGATGGTGTTTTCTGGACCCCAATCAAAACCGATGAGTTCATCGGGCTTGAGGCCATAGGTCGCCACCATTCCATAGAGCCAGGCGACATCTTTTGTTTTGCGTTGAGAAGCCAGCTGGAAATACTCATCCACAATCCGCTGGTCAACAGGCGGTGCTTGAGACATGGCTGAGATGAGTTGGATAACCCGACCGTAAGAAGCGGTGGTGCCAACTCGCAAGGGCTAAAGGATTTCTTAATTAGTCCTGTGGGACTAATATAAGTTTACATTATGTTACTCCGGGCCGATTCCACTGGCAAACGCTGCCCAGGCCAGGCCAATCGCCTCCATGGTCGAGGTCTCACCGGAGGCGTAGGGCAGATGTACTACATCGCCGGCGTGGTAGACCGTTGGGATACCACTAAATGAGATCTCGCTATCGCCGTAGATACGGCTATCGATTTGTTCCTGTGAATAAATAAAGTTTGATGCAACAACATCACCAAAGTTTGCCATGATCAAACAGCAGGTCGTTCACCAGAAGCGGGAATGTACTTGTTCCCATTTTTATCAATCATCGTAAAACCAGCCATTCTTACAAACGTAGAAGGAACGTTAAATAATTTCTGCATCATTGGCATCATCATGGGAGCCTGGCAGTTATAGGGAGGTACGTCCATGGTGGACAAGGACCTTCGTTGAAGATTTGCGGCACGCGCTTCAACTTGATCACTTTCTGTCTCATCTACAAGTTTTTGCTCCCATGCCACCATACTTTCAATGCCTACGGGGAAGTCAGATGGTTCTGGTGGAAATACACCTTCCTCATATTTCATAGCGTAGATGTGTTTGCAATAACGCATCTCATCTAGCAATGGGGTCCAGGTGTCTGTCAACGATGTGATGACATTATTTGTAGCAGAGTAATCACCGTAATCTGGCATCCCTTCTGCCCTAGATCCTGGTAAGGATGGGTCTGAAGTGTTTCGTGTATACATCGCACCAAAATCACGAAACACGCCGGGGTTGTCCCGTGCTGCTCCGGGTTTTGTTGATACGGTTGGCGTAACAGTTGGTGGAACGTTGTATTGCGGTGCTGGTGAAATGATCCTCATGTCACGGTTTTCCGTGGCACTGGTCATAGCGTTGTTATCCACCTGACCACGTAGTGTCATTACCTCGTAGCGACCTGGCTTCAATGTCGCCACGTTGGTACGTGGAAACTTGGTTTTCAATGAGTCGGAAACTTTATTCAACGAACTCATAAAGCCATAATCACGTCGGTTGAAATCCTGACAAGAACAGCAGTAACGTGTGCCGGTCATCAAAAAGCGGCCAACGTTAGGTGGCCTGGTTGCAGGTGTCACCAAAGCACGGTCTGGAGTTGCTTCTACAGAACCTGCCTTACGGATCTTGAGAATGCCATTGAAAGGATCTGTATCTGCTAAAACAGCAGACACGTATCCATATCGTTTCTGTGTTGTTGGATCAATCGTATCTCTGTTGATTGGTACGCCACCAGGAGTAATAATGCGATCTTCCAGGATCTCGCCATTAATTGCTTTCAATCCACCTGGCACACCTGGGATAGCAACGTATAGCGGAGGTGGGAGCGGGTTGCTAACACTCCAACTTCCTGTCAATTTAACGTACCAGAAACTATCGTCTTCAGTGACAGAAGCAATAGAAGCACGCACCCCAGTGCTATCGCGAACATTGTCAAACCGTAGGCTGCCAGCCACACGCACGCCAGCCCAGTGCATGCCAAATTCTTTATTCTTTGTCGGGAATCCTTTGAAAACACCAGGAATAGTCGGGACATTACCACTGGTTGTGGGCGTGCCAGATGGCACGGGCACCTGGTAAGTAAAAGGATAATCGTATGAGTTGTCGTAGAAACAAGCTGTTGCAATCTCGTAACCACGACGCCAGCGTGACCATGCCGACTCGCGGTTGACAGCATAAATTGAATCAGGAACCGAACCTTTTGAGAACTCGGTTGTGATTGGTTTTACAGGCCGAGGATCAAATACCTCAGCCCGATTGAAGTTCCCAAAAGAGCTTCCACTCTTTTTGGCCATGGTTTAGAAGAAGCCGCCTTGTGCGTAGATATGGGCGCCAGGAGTGTAACCAGAAACGTTAGGCCCGTCTGCAAACACACCAACGTAAATACGATCCCCACGCTCCAGGTACACACCACGGTTGCGCAGCGGAACACCGTTAGATAGATCAAGCGTGTCGCCTGCTGCCACGGTAGGAGCAGCCAGTTGCGGCATCACATCCGAACAATCAACACGCTGGGTGTTAGCCGGTACTTGCTTGGCAAAAAGAACTTTGTAATCACCTGATGCAGGAATCGGAGTGGTCGTGCCACGGGTGTGATAGAAGACAAAAGTTACTTCTGGCTGATAGCCGTAGCTGACACCGTTGTAGCTAAAACCGCTAGTGGTGCCGCCAGAGTAAACAAGGCTAGTATTAACGCCAGTCAGCGTGGTGGCACCGGTATAGGTGTAGTAACCAAAGCCACTGGCAGCTGGTGTCGTGAGAACACCAGTATTGAAGATGAGAACAACCTGACCGCTGGTCAAGGAGATTACGGTTCCAGACGTGCCGCTAGAAACAACGTAATCGGCGTCGCGGTAGTAATCATTACGAACAATGGTGATTGAATCAACCACGCCGCCGTTGTTATTGTCTTCTTCCAGGGCGGCATCCATGTCCACCAGGATGGAAGGAGCTTGGCCACCCTGAACGAAGATCGTATTACCTGCTTGACTACCCACCGTCTGAGTCGTGACACGCACGGAATCAAACAATGGGCGGTCAACCAGGAGCGGCTGCTTATTCGTAGAAGTACTTGCCACGTCTTTGCTTTACCTTTTTTCTCATTATAAAGGACTGTTATGCCCTTGGAGTTAAACCGAATTCGGTCATGAAAGACATGTAGTCAGTGAATCCTTTTGGATATTTGACAGTTTGCGTAAATAAACTTTCAGGATCCCGTTGAAGATTGAGAAACCTCTGAAAGGATTCACTGTCCATGGTGGTTTCCGTGTTGGGTGTAAAAAGAAAACGATTCTTTCCATACACAGCACGGTAGTACTCGCCAGGGCTGTACTTATCGGAATAATCAGCGTACGCCATTATTGAAGACCTCCGAAAGGACTAAAGCCCAGATTGCCAAACATGTTGGGAACAGTTAATGCTTGCTGCATCAAACCTTCCATCAACCCTGCTTTCACAGTATCTAGGAGAGAAGTTGCTTTCCGCTTACGTAAAGCAGTTGTCAATGCCTCTGTAGAAATCTGTGGAGCAGCTGTAGCAGCAGCCACTGCTTGAGGAGCAGTAACTCCAGGCGCTGACCCGTAATACTTCTGCAGAGCAGCAAGTGATTTAACGGGTTGGCCGTAATAACTGCGTCCGGATTCCGTTGGGAACGATGCCCATTCAGGAGCCAAAGCAGCAGCCACACGTTGGCTTAAACCTTCCTTGCGAACGGTCTCAAGTCCCCCAAGATCCATCAGGCGGTTGCGGGCCAGTGCCAGGGCAGCGATGTCCTGTTCAGCTGGACCGAACCCTTTCAGACCAAGGCGAGATGCTTGGCTTTGCCATGTTCCAGGGAGGAACTGATAGGCACCTGCCGCAGCGCTGGCATAGCCGCCACTGCGGATGACACGATCTGGATGACGGCTCAGATCCGAAAAAGTGCCGCCACCAAACATGGTTTGGTATCCCTTGGGTCCAGCGGTACCTTCTGCAAACCGGATGGTTTTCAGGAGGCGTTGACCTTCAGGGGTTTGACGAAACTTTTCTAAGAACTGGCGCTCATTCATTGGACGTTTCTCCTCTGTAGGCGCTGTAGTTCGCGGTAAGCAAGACCCGGATTTGCCTGAGCCCATTTCATCAGGGCTTCCGGTGTCATCCCCGTAGCACCACCAAGTTCGTTCAGCTGACGCTGTAGCTCTCCAGTCTGTTCCATGCTCCTACCCAGTTGCTGCTGGCCCGCATAGAAGGAAGGAAGGGAGACACCTGCAGGAGCAGCGTACTGCTGAGCAGCATTAAGTACTTCTTGAGTGAGTGCGCGGTTTTGAACATTTTGTCTTAGAGCGGGAACACCGGCCCCAGTAGACACCCCAGCCCCGCGATAGGTAGGTCCACCTGCAAACGAACCACCAACGGGAACGTCTGAGGTGATGGGAGTCTGTTGTCCGGCTTGTGCCCCGGCACTGCTTTGACCCGGAGGTGGCGGCAGTGTAGGAGCAGGAGGTGGGGGCGGAGAGCCACCACCAAGTTGAGGAGGGTTAAATGCGTTTGTAGGCGGATTTAAAGCCCTACCCGTAATTGGACTATAAGCGATTCCACCAACTACATAAGGAGCATCTGGGCCAAATTTTTCTTTGCCTTGTGCACGGTCTGCGTTCTCCAGCTGTGCTTGCCGAGAAACCCGCTGCATCATGTCATTTTTTGAAGAATATCCCAACTGCTGCCAGCGATCAAACGGATCTTCTGACTGAGGAGAAGATCCTTCTAACTGTGTCAAAGCAACAATAGAACCTGCTACTGAAGTCGGAGCGACAATGGATTGAGCCCATCCTGGCATTGCGCCCAAGACGGGAATGCGAGAAAAAGCAGATGACGGTTTGAAGTAGGGAGCAGCGCTAGTTCCCAGATTCTGCATCAGGCTTCCAACCTGGCCAAAGTTAATGCCGCCACCACCCGCCAAAGCACGAGCTGCCTTTTCAGAGGTGCCGCCAAACTGGCGCAGAAAATCACGCCGCAAGGCTGGATTCCTAGCAAATTGACCACCTGTTTGAATTGCGGTCTGCAGTGGATTAGTAACTATCGCTTGACCGGTACGAATGGCATCGCCAATAACAGGAGCGCGGAGGGCGCCAGTAGCGTACTGTTGTACACCACGAGCGAGTTGTGGAACAGCACCCGCACTTTCTTGAATGGCACGATTCACCATCCCCGTTTGAACAGTACGTTGTATGCCTGCTGGCATCTCAGCAACGTCACTAATCAGACCAGTAAAACGAGTAGGAATATTGCCAAAGTTAGGACCGGCAAACGGAGCAGGTAATCCACGCTGGAGAACGTTCTCTGCTTTTGCTGCTAGGGCGCGATACGTCTGTGGATTAGTGACAGTATCGGCAACCTGCCTGACAGCTTTCGGTGCAGCTTTAGCGCCAAAACCCTGGACAGCCCGCAGAGCTGCTGGGCCACCACGCATAAACATTTGCAGGAATGTATTACCCATTAGCGCCAAACCTCATGAAGATAAATACGAGAACCCACTGCAGTATCAGCTGGGCCAGGTAAAGCCTGAATAAATTCCGCACCTGATCGTTCATAACGATAACGAGCTTGGAACGGATCTTTGTAGTTAGGTACGTAAAGAATATTGGCCAAACGATCGGTTTCGTAGAGGTAAACCTCATTCCAAACCTTCAGCGCTTCTTTGGCATTACTGGAGCGAATCGTACGATCCACGTCACCAGCAATGCTTTCCAACCGTGTGGAAGGAGAAGTTGCTACTTCGGTTTTCTTTTCTGCTGTATCACAACGACCGATTTGGATAACGATCTTGTCGTAGAAGTACGAATCCGGGACGGTATTCATGGCCTCTTCCAGACGGGCGTAATCGCCCGCTGGCACAGTAACTGTGAAATAGCCCAGGTGATACCTGACCCTACTCTTATCAAAGTCAGATAACTGCACTTCTACCTTCCAGCATCAACTAATTATAGTTCTAGAAAATCAATCACAGCCCAAAGAATTGGCTGGTGGCGTACTGTTGACCCTGAAGATACGGATCAGAACCAGTGAACTGAGAAAGGAAGTTCTTGGGTGTTAACGCTTGCTGCAGTGCATTACCGATCAAACCTTCCTTCATCTGTTCCATCAATGATTTTGGCTTTTCTTTCTCGCCAATCACGTTAATTAACGCATCAATGAGTTTGCCTTGTTGCGTTTGATTTTCAATCTGATTCTGCACGTATGCTTGTGCCCAGGCTTCTGGGGTTGCTCCCGTACTCGCAGTGGTTACAGCATCGCTTTTGCGTGTTGTTGCAGCCTGGGGCAGCGAATCTAAGTGAAACGTCTGCAGCTCGTACGGACCTGTACGTAAAACAGAAACATTACCCGCAGCGCCTTGACCAGAATGAGTAGAGACAGATCCTTGCCCAAGAAAACGCAAGGCAGTACCTTTTGGAAAACCGTAATCTTCACCTAAGTGATTAGTTGATGCCCCAGGGGATGGTGCAGTCCGTGCTCCCATAGGACTGGTAATTGTTGCAGCGGGATTTAACCGAAAGCCCTGGGATTCTGGGCTGTACAACTGCTGCCAGGTTTGTTGCCCTGGTAAACGGAACTGAAGAAACTGGCCAATATCTTTACGCGCCTTCGATAACGGGAAACGCTTCCCATCTTTCATCACTTCCCAATGGGCATGGGGGCCAGTGGACGTACCTCCAGTGGCACCAACATTACCTAGGAATAAAGCTGTCCCTGCCATATCTTTTTCTTTTTATTTTAAAACTAAAAAACCCCTGGTTTCCCAGGGGCAAAAGGTGAGTAGATGAGTTATACGCGGATTAAATCAGCCGCCAAAACTGCATCCCAGTCAACGCGCTTGATCTGCCTGAGCTGCTCTAAGTTGTTGAACCTCTCACCCGATAAGGACATCTGAAGGTCTTTAATTTCTCGGGCAGTTTTAAGGCCAATACCCTTGATATGATCAGCGATCATTTGGGCAGTGGCCCCATTAATGTTCAACCGCGTGTCGGGAGGAAAAGCACGGGGTTCTTCTTGTGCAGCCTTGTCCTTAATCTGAAGAGTTTTTACCTTCTTCGTTGCCTCTTCATCAGGAGAAAGTTCGTTTTTGTAAGCGGTATAAAGGCGACCGTCTTGGTCTTCGACCATGAACCAATCGCCGTTATCCCACTCGCTAACGATCTTTACCCTTGCACCTGTTTTTCTGTGCTGATAAAGCATGGCAGCAGTGGTAGACATAGGACCAGAAGTTATCTGGTCCTAGTTTAACTCAATCAGCTGACAGTGCGGCCCAGGAGGTAGCCGTCAATGTCCTCGTAGCCAGCGGCTTCATCCGGCTGGATGTAGCACACTTCAACCACGAAGTAGCCGCTCTTACCGGCGCTGGCATCAGCGCTGGAGATATACCAACCACCAGAAGTGGAGGTAGCGGTTTGCGACTCACGAGCCTGCACGGTGTAGGTGGTGGCGCCAGTGATCTGCTTGTAAACGTTGCTCACGCCCACACCAGCAGCACCAGTGGCGGTCAGGAAAGGCTGAGCGCTGTAGGCGGCGGTACCACCGGCGAAGAAGATTTCGCCAGGCTGGGAACCAGAGGTGGTGGAGGTCAGGTTGGCTTGAGCCACAGCCTCACCAGCGGTGCCGGTGGAGGTCAGGCCAGGACCAAAGGTCAGCACGTTACCGGTAGCAGCATAGATACCGGAAGCCACACGACCGTCACCCCAACCGGAAGCCACGGAAACAGTGGCGCGGTACACATAGGAAGGGAGGGTGGCGCTACCAGAGATCACCATGCCGGTGATGTCGGGGCGGGTGTCGTCCTGGCGGTAAGGCGAAGGAACGATCACACTACCGGAAGCAACTGCAGCGCCAGAGACGGCGGTAACAGCCACATAACCACGCTGCTGGAAGTAGCGGTAGCCAGGGATGGCCAGCACCGAAGTGGGGCCGCCCTTGGAAGCGTTGTTGGTACCGTCATCGGTGGTATCGATGTTCTTGTACCAGCCGTTCAGAGGCTCTGCCCAGTTACCTGGGTAGATCTTTTTGGACGAAAGATAGGTCATTTATCTTTTCCTTAAGGTTTAACTGTTATTGATATCAGACGCTACCGTCATCAGACACGAAGCTGTAAGCGGTGGTCACGAAGTCCTTGTTCAGGATTTCGAAGCCGGCGTACAGTTGCCAGATGAGGATGATGAAACGGCTGAAGTCGTCGTTGTTGTTGATCAGCACTTGAGCATTCGGGCCACCGATGCCCACGCCCACGGCCTGAGGACCGAAGAAGTAACCCTGAGCAACCTCTTGGTTGGCATAAGGGGCAGCACCGGTGAAGGAAGCTGCAATGTTCTTGGTGGGGAAGTTAGTGGACTCGAAGAACTTCACGCCTTCGAACTGAACGCCGGTCGGCATCACGGGCTCACCAGCCAGGAAGTAGCCCTGACCAGCCTGGGGACCCATGTAGAAGCTGGCGTTGTTAGGCATCATGGGGTTGCCCATGTACATGCCTTGGCCAGGGTTGCCGCTGTAGCGAGCAATCTCACGGAAGTCAGGATCACGACGCAGGTGCATCATGAAGGTGGGATCGCAGATGCAGCGATACAGACCATCAGAGAAGGTCGGCACGTTGCGCTTACGCAGATCCTTGACCACGGTCAGCAGGTCGGTACGCACCGAGAACTGCTGCACATCAGCGGTGTACTCAGCAGAGCTGTAGGTGATCTGACCAGAAGAGTTCTTGGTCTTGCCACCAGGGAAGTAGTAGCCACCCTGGGTGCTGGAAGCAGGACCATTGGCTTCGGCTTTGGCGAGTTCATCAATGAACACGCGGTCGCGCCAACGGCGATAGTCGTCCAGCAGGGTCAGCGAACCGATGGACTGGTGGAACATGTTAAGGTTCCCGGTGTCCAGCAGCAGACGCTGAGCGGTGATCAGAGTCTCGCGAGCAATCTTGAAGGTGCTGGGCTGGGTCGGGTCACCCGGATCGGCAGGGCCGGTGTATTCCTTGAGCACCACCAGGACTTTCTCCTTGGTGATGTTCCGGCTGTTGGCCGTACCGATGGTCTGGTCGGACACGCGCTCACGGCTGTCCTTGGTACCAGGGGTACCCCAGAACTTATAGCGGTCTAACTGGACGGTTTGACCAGGCTGACGAGTGAAGTCGTGAACGACCACAGGCTCAACAGCCATTTCTGCGATGTACGCAGGATGGGGACGGTAAAGTTCCGCACCCAGAATCTTTGGAAAGTCGTTATCAATGAACACTTTTTGTTATCCTCCAGAATCTCAGGAAGGTAGTTTATCGGGTGAAAGATTCAGACATTTATATGTCTTATCTAACACAAATTTTAGCAGTCGGTAATTTATTCAATTACCGACCAACTATCACTCCATCACAAACAATTTGTTTGCGACGACTTGAGGCTGGGCCTGGTTCAGAACGCGCCAGGCATTCTGAGGATCACGAGCCATCATTTCGTTGAAATCACCCCAGAAGTTGCCGGGTTGCTGAGGAGCAGCGGCGGCAGGAGGGGCAGGCATTTGACCCAGTTCAGGGTGCTGAATTTGCTGGGTGGGATAACCAGGGGTTTCCAATTGGGCCTCGCTTTCGTAGACGGGATAGGGACCTTCGGGACCGAAGAACTTCAGCGTGTAATCGCTGAGCACATCGGGGTTGGTCAGGATTTCGTTGTAAGCGAGGTTCTCTTGGTGCTCGTTGACAGCGAACTCGGCGTAGTTCTTGATGGTGTCACTTGCGCGGTTTCCCCACGCGACGGCGCTGTCCAGCATTGTTTCCAGCTGGAGAGCGTAGTTGTTCAGGATTGCCGGAGCTTCGATCCCGAACGCGTCCATCACCTGGCGGGACTCCTGGCTCATTCCCACGTAATCCGCGATCGCCTCCAAGGATGGAGTCGAGGAGGTTTGGGAAGAGCTGGGCGAGTATGCCTGGCTGGGATATGAGGTCGGCGGAGCCGATTGTGGCGTAGCTTGGGGGCTGATCGACCCGAAGTTGGCCGGGGTATAGGTCGTCGGAGCCGACTGTGGAGCCTGGAACGGGGATTGAACTGGTGCGCTCAGCAGGTTCACCACCTTGTTGAACGCCGATTCCCACGGATTCGAGGTTGATTCCGCCGTCGGGGCCGAGGGGGATTGGGGGACGTACTGAGACGGGGCGGATTGGTAGCTGGGGCTCGCCTGGGGCACTGCTTGGGGGTAGCTGGTACCCACCTGATAAGCCACTGGAGCCGAGGGCGCCTGGGGTGCTGCCACCACGTAGCTGCTGGGAGCTACCGCTGCGGGCGACGGTTGGCTCGTCTGTGGGATCGATTGGACGGTAGCGTCCTGCATAACTCATCTCCTTTTGTAAGGCCTCTAAGGTTCGATACAGATATGGGGTTAAATCCAGTCTGGGATCTGCAGCCATCGGAAGATCCGGTGATTGCGGGTGAGGGGTCTGCATCATGCCCCCCACTAAGCGAGCGAATT